CGCGCTGCGCCAGCTCGACCGCGACCTCGCCGAACGAAGTCGGGGCGCGACGGGCGAGGTGCACGCGCTCATCGCATACATGCGCTTTCGACTGACCACGATCGCCAGTGGTCTTACACCGCCCCACGAAAAGCACGCGTTCACCCCGGCGGGGGCTCGACGCCTCTCGCACGAGATGAACTAACTCCCGGCTCCGACATGGGAGGCATCGAGGGCATGGGCAAGGCGGCGGAAGTCATGCGCCAGATCGCCGACCAGATCCGAGCGCACGGGCACGTCGTCGAATACACCGACGCCGACCGTGGTCGAACGTTCCCCCCGCCGGCTGTACGTAAGTCGCGATCGAAAGACGCGCCGGAGAAAGCCGCGCGGCAAGCGCCTCGCAAGAGGGTCCAGAATCGCGCGGCAGGGTCGCGCGGGGGGAAATCCTGATGGCGCGACTGATGTCGTTCGCGCTCACCGAAACGCCGCTCATGACGGGCGCGAAGGACGTCACGCGCCGGCTCGGCTTTCGTGACGCCAAGGTCGACGAGTGGTTTCAAGCCGTCCGTAAAGCGATGGGCCTGCGCAAGGGCGAGCAGGTCACGCGCTTGTGTATGGTGCAAATGCGCGCAGTGAGCTTCGAACCGCTCGAGGCGATCACGCCCGACGAGGTGCGTCGCGAGGGTTTCCCCGAGATGACGCCGCCCGAGTTCGTGTCGATGTTCTGCGCGGCCCATCGCGCCAAACGCTGTCGACCCGACACCGAGGTGACGCGGCTAGCGTTCGTGTCGACGGCACGCACGATCATTCACGTGCTAGCCAACGGCCTCGCGCTCTGCGGCAAGGCGGGTCCGCCGGGTGAGCTGTGGCCCGCCGCTCACCGGTGGGTCTCGTTCGAGGACCCCGGCGCTCACCATGCCAATTGCACCCGGTGCGTCGAGGCGCTGCTCGCCATGCGAGTGCGGCTCGCGCGGCCGTTCGAGGAGTACCGACGCCATGCCAGCCAAAGTTAGACGCTACGCGCAAGACACTGAGGTTCCCGCGGGCAAGAGCTCCCCTCGGGCGAGACCGTCGGCGACGACGCGCACTCGCCGCGAGCTCGGTGGCGCTCTTTGGCGAGCTTCTTTTTGCGGCGGCAATAGATGCGATACGCGAGCCGCTCGGCCGTCGCGAGGTCGAGCGCCTCGACGTAAACGACGCTGCCGTCGGCCTGCGCAATCTCGCGAACGCTCTCGACCTTGCCCGTGTCCGGGTTGAATTCGACCCGCCAGTACCGCATTGAAACATGATGCGCTCGCGCGCTCGTTCACACAATGCCCCGCGTCAGCACGGTGTGTTCCAACGTGAGACGCTCGACGACTGAACGCGCGTCGTCGCTCGTCGCTGGGGCTTGCGCGACGCCTCGCGATCGCTATTGTGCACAGTTCGTGGGCTCGCATGTCGCGAGCTCGGGGAAGGGTTCCGCTATGATGGGGAGTCAGGCCGTTAACGACGTCGACGCGAGCTCGGCGCGCGTCAATCCGTTCGAGTCGCATTGCACGGCGACCGGCATCAATTCGACCGATCGCGCCGCGTGGCTCGCTGCGCGGCGCACGGGGCTCGGCGGCAGCGACGTCGCCGCGATCCTGCACCTGCACCCGTATAAGAGCGCGCTCGAGGTGTACGCCGACAAGGTCGGCGCGTCCGCGCCCGACGCCGACGCGGGCGAAATAGCGCTGTGGGGCCACATTCTCGAGGGGCCGATCCTCGCCGAGTTCGCGCGCCGCACGAAACGCACCGTGCTCGCGAGCGGTGAGCTGTTCAAGAGCAAGGCCCGCCGCTCGCTCATCGTCACACCCGACGGCATACAGCTCGACTGCGCGCCGCGGTGGGCGGTCGGGCCCGGCACCGCCGAAGTCAAAACCACCGGCTACGGCGCGCAGTGGCACGAGGAAATCCCCGCCTACGTGCAGGTGCAAAAGCAACACGAGATGCTCGTGACGGGCGCGACGTGGGGTTCGTTGATTTGGTTGCCGCTGCCCGAGCGTAAACTGCAGTGGTTCGACGTTGCGCCGCACCGCGAGTTTCAGGCCATGCTCGCAGAAAAGTGCAGCGAGTTTTGGCTGCGCGTGATCGAGCGGCGCCCGCCCGACCCCGACGGCAGCGAGAGCGCCCGGCGCGCGCTGCACGCGCTGCACCCCGAGCTCGACGACCAGACGATCGAGCTCGACCAAGACGCCGAGGCCGTCGCCGACGAGGCCGAGCGGATCGCCGCCGCGATCGCCGCGCTCGAGGAGCGCAAAAAGCTGATCTCGAACCGAGTCATCGCGACGCTCGGCAGCGAGAAAGTCGCGCTGCTCTCGAGCGGGCGTTACTGGAATAGCTGGACGTGCGAGCCGCGCGAGACGAAATGCCCGTCGTGCGATGCCGTCACGGGCACGACCGCAGGCTTTCGCGCGGTGCGCCTCATGCAGCCGCGTAAGAAGCCGCACCCCTTGCCCGTCGAGCGGCGCTCGCTCGCGACGCCGGCGTCGGCCGAGATTGCCAAGCTGCTCGAGGCCTCACTCGAGAGCGTGCGCCGGGGGGCGGCGTGAATCACGAATATTGGCTGCGCCGAGCTGCCGAGGTCGCGTCGCGTGCAACGTGCCGCCGCAAGCGCTGCGGCGCGGTCGTCATAGTAAACGAGGTCGTCGGCGGCGTCGGTTGGAACGGTCCGCCGCCGGGCGTCGCGCACCGTTGCCTCGTTGCCAAGGCGAGCAAGGCGCACCCTCGCTCGGATCGCACCTGCTGCGTTCACGCCGAGCAACGCGCGCTCATCGAATACGCTCGAGGCAACTGGCAAGGGCGACGGCCACGGCTTTATTTTGCTCGGCTCGACGACGCTGGAACCATCGCGCCATCAGGCCACCCGTATTGCACGATGTGTTCGCGCATGGCCCTCGACGTCGGCATTCACGAATGGATCATGCTGACCGGCGACGGCGTGCAGGTGTGGCCCGCCGCCGTGTTCGACGAGCTCTCTCACCAGGAGCCGCCCAACCCGTGAGCACGCGGGCCACCAAATACCCCGAGCCCGCCATGGGCGAACGCGGGCGCCTGCGCCGCATGCAGCTCGGCTATTCGCTGCGGTCGCTCGCCGCCATGATCGGAGTGACGCCGGCCCACATGCGCGACCTCGAACGCGATGGCGCTACGACGATCCGATCTGTTCGGAGATGGGCCGTCGCCCTCCAAATGGATCCCGGCGAGCTCGCGTTCGGCGCGACGAAACCCGTTCCGCTCCGGAACGGTCGCGACGATTTTCGCTCAAGCCCCGATTGCGTCGACCGTTCACGGGGCCATGAAGCGCACGACGACCGCCACTGAAGTTGCTACGATGACCGACGACGAGCGCGCGCAAGCCGCTCGCGACAACTGCCGAACCACAATCGCGCAGCTCACCCGCTTGGAACAACAGGCCGTTCCGTCTCTCGCCAAGGCCGAACGCGCCGCCGCCGGCGCCTGCTTTCGCAACGTGACGACGATCCTCAACCGAAAGGTCCGATAACCGATGACTGAGCCCGCCCGCAAAACCACCGGCCCCGGCCCCGCCAAGGGCAAACCCGATCGCCCCGTCGAACGCATCGACGAGGTGCGATCGCTCGTGCGCAAGACGATGCCCGGCTACGTCGCCAAGCTGCTCGGCAAAGACGCCGACGTGCAGCGGTTCGTTTACATGTTCATGAACGCGATCGAGGGCGGCCCCGCCGACCTCGTGCGTTGCACGAATGGCTCGCTCGCGCGCGCGATGCTGCTCGCCGCCGAGGTGCGGCTCGAGGTCGGCCGCGGGCCGTACCCTCACGCCTACCTGATCCCCTATTGGAATTCGCAAGCCCTCGGCAAAGACCAGGGCGCGCACGAGGCGCAGTTGCAAATCAGCGTGTGGGGTTACACCGAGCTCGTGCGCCGCGCCGGCGTGCGCAAGGTGTGGGCCGACGTCGTGTGCGAGGCCGACGAGTTCGAGTGCATCAGTGGCACCGCGGGTAAGCAGATCGTGCACAAACCCAATTGGTTCGGCACGCGCGCCGATCGCGGGCATGTGCTCGGCTCCTACGCCTGCGCGTTGCTTGAGAACGGCGAAACCGTGTTCGAGCCCGTCTCGCGCGAGGAGCTCGAAACGGCGCGCGCTCAGAACCGCGGCAAGTCGCCGGCGTGGGATCTGTGGTTCGAGCAGCAGTGCCAGAAAGTCGCGCTCAAGCGCTTGAGCAAGTATCTGCCGAAAGGCGACCAGGCCGATCGCGCGCTCTTGATCGACGAGGACCCAAACACCAAGCCGACGATCGACGTGCCCGGGCTCGACGTGACCGACCGCGACGGCGGCAGCGTCCGCTCGCAGCCGGCGCAGGGTCCGCTCGACCAGGCCGTCGCCGACGCCAAGGCCGCCGACGCTTCCGCCAGTTGGGGCACACCGCCTGCGGCGAGCGGTGTCAAGACTGGCCCGGGGTGGGTTTCGAGCAGCCCGCACGATCCGACGCTCATCGACCGCGACAAGCTGTTCGCGATGCTGGTCGACGCCGACGAACGGTGGGCCTCGCGGCGCTCGCGAGTCGATGGCTGGGACGAGGTCGAAGCGTTGAGCGTGTGGCGTTTCCTGCGCGTCGTGCTGCACGACGGCCCAGCCGATGGCGAGGCGCCGCCCGAAATCCCGGCGTGCATGCGCATCGAGCGCGACGAGGCGGCCGCGTGAGCGCGGCCGACGTCGTGATCTGGATTCTCGTCGTCGTGCTCGTCGCGGTCGTCGTGCTCGGGCTCGGCCTCGCCGGCGGGTTCGAGGGGCCCGCCGGCGTGCTGCTCTCGCCGCGTCGCATGGCCCGAGTGCGGGCCTCGTACGAAAAGCTCGGGCCGACGCCCGAGGCACGTGAGCGGAACTTTCACGCCCTCGTCGAGGCCGAGCGACGTAACCGCATGGCCGAGCGTGACGCATACTGGCAGCGCCGAAGTAGGAGAGAGGCGCCGCCGTGACGCCCGCCAACGACACGGCCGAGCCCTGCACGCGGTCGGCTGCCCTCGACGCCGGCGAGCGCTACGCCGCCCGGCACCCCGGCGACGCCCTCGTGCTGCGCCACACGGGCGCCGACGGTCAGCGCTGGCAGCTCGTTTCCCACCACCCCGAGCACGGGCTCGCCGTCGCGCGCTTCAAACGCGACCGCGACACGCTCGTGCGAGGGGGACTCGCGATCTGGAATCACGGCATTGTGACGCGGTTCGAGCTCGGCGAGCTCGCCGAGGGCGCTGTGCGCCGATCCGGCACAGACTGATTTCGCTAAAGGTTGGTCCACTCGAACCGTTCTGAGGGGTCATGAACGCAACGAACCTCACCCGCAAAACCCTCCCGCCGCCCGCGGGATACGCCGCCACCGTCGCCCGCTCGCGCAACGTGCTCACCGCGACGCTGCCCGTCGACGAGCGCTCGTATGCCGCGCTGCGCGCGATTCGCTCGCAGATCGTTCGCGAGATGTACGACGAGACGACCCCCTCGAACGTTTTCGGGGCGCAGTGATCCGCCGCACGCACCCGGCCCTCGCGGGCCTGCAATGCCGAATCGGCCGCCCGCTGCCCGGGCGCCGCCCCGTTTCGCACCACTACCTCGCCGGCTACAATGCCGCGATCCAGGCCTGCAATGCCGAGGGCGCCGTCGTCCTCGAGCAGGGCGAGCCGAAAGGGTTCGTTAACGATTACGTCGACGGCTGGCGCTCGGGGCTCGCAATGGCGCGAGCACTCGGCGTGCGCGAGCTCGTCGCCGTCGGAGGGGAATCATCATGATCAGAACGTTCCTAAACGCTGTCCTCGGCACCTCGTCGCCCCCGCCGGCGAACGACTCCGATCTCGCCGAGACACTGCCCCCGTCGAGCGCGTCCATGAGCGACGTCGACCTGCTCGAGCCCTCGCCGAGCAGCCTGCGCGCGCCGCCCTCGCCCGTGTTCGCGAGCGACATTGCCTGTTACATGGCCCTCGCCGGCCGCTGCGAAAGCGACGTGTCGTAATGTGGCACCCCCACTACCTCGCCCCGGCCGACGCCGAGCGGCTCGCGCTCATCGCCGAGATTGCCGCCGCCGAGACCCACGGCCCGTCGAGCGACGTCGGCCGGCAGGTGCTCGAGTTCGTGCGCTCCGAGCCGGGCCGCTATCGGGTGTGCAATGACATCGAGCGCGCGTTCGCCGTCGAGGTGTCGGCGTGAACACGCCGACCTTGCGCTCGCCTACGCGGTCGACGATGCCCTCGGCGGCGTGCCTCTGCTGCGCCGAGCAGCAATGCCCCGAGCACTACAGCCGAGAGCTCGAGCCGCACGACGAGACCGTCGCCGAGCTGCAGAGCGTCGTCGTCGCGATGCGCCACCGCGGCGAGTCTGACGACCTGCTCGATCTCGAGCTCGAGATCACCCACGCCTATAACAAATTGCGTCGGGCCACGCTGCCCGCCGACCGAATCCGCAACGCGATCGCGCTCGCCGCGCTCGCCGTCCGTTACCGAGAGGAACTCGCGCCATGACCGAAAAACCCCTGCGCATCGTCGAGCTCAAGATTCAGAACATCAAGCGGATCCGCGCCGTGTGCGTAAAGCCGAACGGCGACCCCACGGTCATCATTGGCGGCGAGAACGGCGCCGGCAAAACCAGCGTGCTCGACGCGATCGAAATGGCGTTCGCCGGCGCCCGCGCGATCCCCGAGGACCCGATCCGGCACGGGGCAAAGCAGGGCTCGATCGTCGCGAACCTCGGCGACCTGGTCGTCGAGCGCGTGATCACGAAAACCGGTACCACGCTCACCGTGCGCGACGCCGACGGTAACAAGCAGAGCTCGCCGCAATCGCTGCTCGACAAGCTGTGCGCGCGCATCGCGTTCGACCCGCTCGCGTTCATGGGCCTAGAACCGGCCAAGCAAAACGAGCTCATGCGGCAACTGCTCGGGCTCGACTTTTCGAAGCTCGACGCCGAACGACAGCGCGCCTACGACCAGCGCACCACCATCGCCCGCGACGCCAAGGCGGCCCGCACGAACGCCGAGGCCATCGTCGTGCCGCCGAGCACGCCAGCCGAGGGCGTCGTTGTCGCCGACCTGCTCGCGCAACTGCGCGAGGCGAACCGCGTCGGCGACGCGCACAAGCTGCACGCGCGCAAGGTGGCCGATGCGTCGACGGCCGTCGTCGAGGCCGCCAAGGCCGTGCAGGTCGCCGAGGTGGCGCTCATGCAAGCCAAGGGCAAGGCCGCCCAACTAGCCCGCGAGGCGCTGCCCGCGCTCGTCGCGGTCGAGCCGATCGAGACGGCGCTCGCCGCGGCCGAGACCACGAACCGCAACGTCGCCTCGCGCAAACAACGCGACGAGCTCGAGGCGAAAGCCAACGGGCTCGACGCCGAGGCCGCGAAGCTGACCGCTCGCATCGAGGCGATCGACGCCGACAAGGCCGCTCAGATCGCCGCGCAACCCTTTCCCGTGGCGGGCCTCGCCCTTGGCGAGAACGGGCCGACGCTCGACAACGTGCCGCTCGAGCAAGCGAGCGCCGCCCAAAAGCTGCGGGTGTCGGTCGCCCTCGGCCTCGCCCGGCACCCTCGGCTGAAAGTGCTGCTCGTGCGCGACGCCTCGCTGCTCGACAAAAACTCGCTCGCCCTGGTCTCGCAAATGGCCGCCGACGCCGGCGCGCAGGTGTGGCTCGAACGCGTCGGCGACGGCGACCCGACGGCGGTCGTCATTGCCGACGGCCAGGTCGAGCGCGAGCCGACGCACGACGCGGCGTGAGTGGCCAACAAAACGAATTGTTTAACGTGAAACACTCCGCCAACGCCAACGCCTTGTGCCCCCGCTGCGGCGACGAGGGCGAGCTCGTGAGCCAGGGGGGCGGTCGGTGGTGGGAATGCTCGTGCCCGAGCTGCGGCGACGGCCGCCTCGGGCTGTTCGGCGCGGGACCGAGTCAACTCGTCGCCGTCGACCGTTGGATCGAGGCGACCGAGCTCGCGCTGCTGCAAGGCAGCGTTGCCTCGACGGCAGTTGGGTCGCCGAGGTCAGCCAAGCCGCATGGGGTCATCGCGCCCCCAAGGCGACGTGGCTTTTGCTGGTCGGCGCCGACCCGCCAGACACAGACTGGTCGCGGCCGAAAACGGAGGCCGTAATCAGCGGCGCAGCCAACCGGTGCAGCGTGGAAAAACGAGTGTGGAGCGCAGAGGCCAGAAAGACGCCCCCCCCTCTTTGCCGAATTTCTCGTCGACATCGCCCGAAAGGTAGTCCGCTGATGGCCTCACGACGCCGCACCCAATCGCTCGAGGCGATACGCGCCGCGCGCGCCGCCCAATACACCGACGCGGAACGCGAGCTCGTGACGGCGCCGTGTCGACTGCATTCCCGAAACGCGGTCTGCGATCAGTGCTGCGGCATGGCGCGAACGGATAGCCTCGGGTTCCCCCACCCGGCTTTCGCCAAGGGCCGCACCCGCTGCCGCCTCTGCCCCGTGTGCGGCAAGCTGAAAACGATCGACGAGTGGAACGTCGACGAGGTCGCGCTGCGCAAGGGCGAGGCGTGGCGCGGCGGGGTCTGCAAGTCGTGCACGGCCGCGGGCGACGGGCTCGCCTCGCTGCACCGGGAACTCGCGCCATGAGGGGCATCGTGCGGCTCTGCCAGTGGTGTCGCTGCGAGCTCCCGGCGACGGCCCCCACCTGGCAGCGGCATTGCTCGAAAGCCTGCCGTCAACGGTGGTGGCGCGCCCGCAAGGTGTCGCTGATGGAGGGAGCCGACGGGCCCCCGAAACGCATCGCCTACGCCGACCCGCCGTTTCCGGGCATGGCTCGCAAATACTACCAGCACGAGCCGACGTATGCGGGCGAGGTCGACCACCGGGCGCTGCTCGCCGAGCTCGTGACGTTCGACGGCTGGGCAGCGACGTGCGCCTCGTGGAGGTAAATCCGCGCGAGCTCGGCGAACAACTCCTCGGCAATGCCGGCAGCGCTATCAGGCTCGGCTGGGCCGCCTCGGCCCTGCGCGACGCGCAAGAGCGTTAGCCGGATGGCGTGAAAGCGCTCGGGCTTCATGTGGGGTAGCTGCTCGGTCATTCGTCGGGTGCCTCCGATAAAAGACGGGCGACGACGACCGCTCGACGGGGGGGGAATCGAGTTCGGCCGCCGTCGCCCCGAAACCAAGAGAGCACGACGCTAGCGCGCAGCGCCACGATTTTTTCGGCGCAGCCGATCGATTTGTGTGCCGATTGCGCACGTGGACCCGAGGGCCTGCACGGGGTAATTTTGACCTGAACCGACATGGCACACCGACAGCAGCGCGCGGGTCGCCCCAAACCCGATCGGTCACGCGCGCGCGCGACCTCACGAAAGGCCCCCCGCGCAACGCGGAAACCCGCCAAAAAGGCCCGATCCGGCAAGCGGAAGCCGAAACCGAAACCCGAGGCGCCGCCGACCGAGTTCGACGCTTGGCTCGCGTCGCTCACCCCGCGCGAACGTCGGGTCGACGAGGTGATCCAGCTGATGAACGCGGGCGCGTGGTTCGGGGCGACGTCACACCGGGCGCTCGCGAAAAAATGGGGCGTCCACCCGGGCACGGTCGAGCACGTGGCGACCGAGGCGAACCGGGTGATCCGGTTGCAGTTCCGCTACGACCGCGACCCGGACGCTCGACGCGACGCGCTCGCGCGCACCGTCCGGAACTTTGAGGCGATCCATCATCTCGCCATGGTGAGCGGCAGCGTGTCGGGGCTGCGCGTGGCGCTCGAGGCGCAGGAGGCATTCGGGCGTTACGTGGGCATCGAGCCCCCGAAAAACGTTCGCGTCAAAACCGGCGACGACGAGTTCGAAAAGCTCACCGACGAGCAGCTCGACGCGGTGTCGCGCGACGGCAGCGCGGCGATCCGGCGCATCAAGAACGAGCAAGACGCGGCCGTCGACGAGGGCGCGAGCCAAGCCAAGTCGCCCGCCGGCGGGGGCAACGCTTGACGGCGCGCAGTCCGTTCGAGCCGGAGCCGTCGGCGCGCGAGGAACTCATGCTGCGCGCGCGAGCTCGGGTCGAGCTCGACAAGCGGCGGGCCGAGTTCGACCTGCGCAAGTTCATCGAGATCTATCAACCCCACTACCGCGACCCGACGCACATGGCCGAGGTGTGCGCCGAGCTCGACCGGTCGATGCGAGAGCCCGTGTACTGCGCGCTCGAGGCGCCGCCGCGGCACGGCAAAACGAGCGTGCTGCAAGCGCACTGCGCGCGGCTGCTCAAGTATCGGCAGAAACCCCGGATCGCATGGTGCACCTACGCGAACGACGTCGCCTATCGCCGCAGCCGCGAGGTGCGCGAGCTCGCGGCGCGCGCCGGGGTGTGGGTGGGCGAGGAGCAAAAGACGGCGCAGCAGTTCGACCCGAGCAAGAGCGTCGCTTTCTGGCAAACGAGCTCGGGCGGGCTGTTCATCGCGGGCGGCCGCCACGCGCAGTGGGTGAGCGAGGGGTTCGACCTCATCGTTTACGACGACGCGCTGAAAGATGCCTCCGAGGCCGAGTCGCCGACGTTTCAAGAGGAGGCTTGGAAAACGTACCGGTCCACCCTCATGAGCCGGCGCGAGCCACGCTGCAGCGTGTTCGTGAGCCATCAGCGCTGGAACGTCGAGGACGTGATCGGCCGCTTGCGCGACTGGCTCGAGAAGGATCCGGACGCGCCGCCGTTCGTGCTGATCACGTTGCGAGCGCTCGAAAACCTGCGAGTCGAGACCGACAGCAACGGCGTCGAGCGCATCCTCGGCGGCGATCCGCTCGACCCGACGCGCTACGATCTGCCGGCGCTCATCGAAACGGCGTCGCTGCTCGGTGACTACTTCTGGCCGAACTTTCAGCAAGACGTGACGCCGCGCGGGCGCAAGGTGTTCCCCGAGCTCGCGCGTTACAAGGTGCCGCAGAGCGTCGGCGCGGTGCTGCTCGTGAGCTGCGATCCCGGCATCGAGGGCAGCGAGACCAAAGAGGCAAAGAAGACCAAGCCGGATCCGAGCGGGCTCGTCGTCGCGTGGGCGTACCTCGTCGATGGGTTCAAGGTCGTGCACGATCGGCACGGCGTCGCTCGCCGCGTGCCGTGCAAGCGCGTGCAGCTCGATGTCATTTGGGCAGAGCAGCTATGGCTCGAACCGCTCGATCTGCTGCAGTTCCTGTTCGATCTGCAGCACGTGCATTATGTCGGCGCCCCCGTGCTGCTCGAGGAAGCGAGCGCATTCCGGATCCTCGAGCTCGTCGCGGCCCGGACGCACGAGCAGCTCGCGATCGTGCCTGTGACGCCGCGGGGCAGTAAGATGCTGCGATCGCTACCGACGGCGGCGAGTGCGCGCGAGCAGCGCGTGCGTGTGCCGGAACAGGGCGACTGGGTGCCAAAGTTTTGCAAAGAGGTGCGCACGTTCACCGGCAAGCCGGGTCGAAAAGACAACATGGTTGACGCACTTACGCAGCTGCACGACTACGCCGAGTTCGCTCTCGGCATTCAAGAGGCTGGCGCAACCAGTGGCGGAACGAGTAGCATGGGCCGCTCAGGCTACTGAGCCGAATCGATACAACTCATAGCGGGCAACTCTCGGAGGCACACGGGAATGGCTGACAGTTCAAGGCGGGGCGCGTTCCCGTCAAAACCAATTAGCGCGGTTGCGGCGGTCGAGGGCATGCTCGATCACGCTGAACAACTCTGGCCGGCGTTCCGCGCCGCCGTCTCGGCGCTCGGCGTCGCGGCAAGCCATCCGGGCTCGCGGGCGACGCTGCGCGAGCTGTGCGCGCAGCACGTCGAGCTCGGGCGCGAGCTCGGCCGCGCCGAGGGGTTCGAGACCATGCGAGCACAGCTCGTGAAGCTGCTCGACGAGGCGACGGCTAAGTTCCACGCCGACGCGACGGTGCTGCTCTGCCCCGATTGCGGGGCGCCCGTGGGGCCCGAGTGCCCGCACGTCGCGCAGCGCCTCGCCGACCCGCCGACGCCGGAAGCGCTCGACGCATGGCGCAACGGGCGGCGCCACCTTTGGGTGCTCGTGACGCATCAAGTGGGGCGCGCTGACATCGCGTCCAGCGAGGCGCAGGTCAAAGCAGCTGGCCGCCGCAAACTCTGCGAGAAAAACCTCGACGCGGTCGCCAACGCGCGGCCCGTGCAAGCTGTGCTCGAGGCCGAGCAACCCTCGCGCCGCAGCCTCCGACAGCGCCTCGGCGCAGCTCTCGCGGCGGGCGTCGCCTCGTGGGAACGGTCGTGAAAGAGGCTCGCTTGAACGTGATGCCGCTCGCCGTCGACTTCACGCCGGCAGAGCGGCTGTTCGCCGAGTATCACCCCGAGGCCATCGAGGAGCTCGAGCAGTGCGTGCGCGACGGCCTGATGACGCGCGACGAGGCGCTCACGATGTTTCGTCGGCTCGACGAACTCGCCGAGGGCGTGCTCGCCGGCGACTTCACCGAGGCCGTCGGGGCGCAGGTCGCGATAGACCTGGCAATCAACGCGCGCGACGGGCGAAAGGCGAATTGATGACGCCAAGCGAGCGAGCCTGCACGCAATGCCTCGCCCGAGGTATCCGCGTCACCGCGTGGTATGTCGCCGCCGACGGCGTGTGCCTCGAATGGTTCGAGTGCGACGAGCACGACGCGACCGACAATGTCGCCGGCGTCACCCGAACGACGCGCACGCCGATCGCCGAGTGGCGTGCCGCGCGGGGGCTCGTCAACGACTAATGCCGCGCCGTTGCATTCCCATGTACGACGCCGCCGGCAACTGGACCGGCAGCGTCACCGTCGACGTGCGAAACCACTACTGCAAGACGTGCGGCCGCGTGGCGACGCTGCAGTGCGATTACCCGACGAGGACGCGCGCCGGCAAAGCGCGCACGTGTGACGCCTGGATCTGCCAGGGCTGCGCGACCGAGGTCGGGCCCGATAGGCACCACTGCCCGCCGCACCAGCGCCAGCACGAGGCGTGGGCCGCGAAAGCCGACGAACAGCTGCGGCTGGCGCTGCCGGGCGCACCTGGGATCAATTCAGAGGCGGCGCAGGCCGTCGAAACGAAAGGGCAAAACCATGACGAGGAGTGAGGGCATGAAACGAGTTTGGGCACAATTGGGCGCGCTAATCTTGGCTCTCGGCTGCGGGGCATCGGGCGGCGACCAGCCACCGGCCGAGGTCGTCGTCGAGGCGCCGCCGGTGGAATACGCGATCGTCGACGGGGCCGAGCTCGGGGCGCAGGCGCCTCGGCTGCTCGCCGAGGTCACCACCGACGAGGGCGTGCGGGTGGCGTTTCACGAGGTGTTCGCTCGCGACGACGAGGCCGAGACGGTGTCGGCGTCAATCATCGTCGCCGAGTTCGGGCACGAGGGCAGCCCGGATCCCGTCGCCGAGGTGCACGCCTCGGTTGACGTGGCGCTCACGAGCGCCGAGCTGTGGGTCGCGCTCACCGGCACGCCCGACGAGCTGCCGACCGATCTGGCGGCGCATCACGAGCGGGAGGTGTGGCTACTCGGGCGCACGAGCACCGAGTTCCTCGCGGCTCGCCGCGTGCCGCTCGAGCCCGTCGTGTTCGCGCAGGCCAAGGGCATCGAGCACAACTTGCAAGCAGATTCGTGGGACGACAACGCGACGTTTCTGCAGCCGTTGCCGGCCCATCAGCACACCGGCGTCATGATCGGGGATTACCAGATGGCCGGGGTGTCGACGCCGGAGCCCAAACCGTTTTACGTGTACGCGTGCACGGGGCGGACGTCGGCCAAGACGGTGCACAAGGGCGTGCTGCCCGGCCTCGCCAACAATTGCGCCAAGACGCGTCAGACGGGTTGGGTGCGCGCCGGCATTGCCAACGTGCTCCTGAACTCGCTGCCCGTGGGCGTCTCGCGCGCGTTTCGCGTCGACCCCTATTACGGGCCCGGGGGTGGGCCCGTCGGCGACGCGTGGGTTGGCATGACGCACTTTTTCCTGGACGACGGGCAGTGGACGGTTTGGGGCTGGAACACGGCGACGTCGAAAGGCCTGTCGCTCGCCGCGTCCCGCGAGTCCCGCGCCGAGCCCTACGTGCGGCTTTACACCGGCGTGATGACCCAAAACTGATCGATGCCGAATTGCAAATCCTGCGGGGCCGCCGTGCGGTGGGTCAAGATGGCGGCCACCGGCAAGAGCATGATCCTCGACGTGCAGCGCTCGGCGAGCGGCAACGTCGTCGTCAACGAGGACGGCTCGGGCGCGATGGCACTGCCCGGCGACGAGCGGCCCCGCTACGTGACGCACTGGTCGACGTGCCCGTTCGCCAGCACACATCGAAAGGCAAAGCGATGAAAAAGCAGGTAGTCCGATGCGACGGCTGCGCGGAGTCTTTCGACCCCGACGAGGTCGAGCACCTTGGCGATTGCGACCTGCACTTTTGCGACGCGTGCATGCCGGCGCGTGCAACGGTGCCGTGGACGCCCGGCATTGCGAGCGAGTGTTTCGGGCAGATCTCAGGCGGGGCCGTGATCCAGATGTTTCGTGTGATGCGAGCGCTGCGGCGGATCGCAGACCGCCAGCCGACGCCCGACACCGCGCAGGCGACGAGCTCGGATATCGCGCGCGAGTCGGGCGTCGACGAGCTCACCGTCAACGGCGCCATGATTCTCGCCGGCGAGCTCGGGCTCGTCGTATTCGAGCGCGCGCCGATCGAGGTGCCGCGGCCGCTGCTCGGCGCGTCGGGCTCACCGGGCGTCGCCTGACGGCTCGACGTGACGTAAGGCCCGGGCCGGGATAGTCTTGCGGGGTGCAGTCAGCCCGCTATCGCGTCGCGACGTCCCTTGCCCCCGTGCCGCCCGCGAACGTCGCCGCCATCGGGCGCGACTATTTCGCCGGGCAGATCCCACACAACGAGCAATACCGCCCGCACTTTGGCCGGGGGCTGAATCTCGACACGATCGACCAGTGCATTCGGGCGGCCAACGCTGGAATGATGAGCCGGATCACGGACCTGTCGCGCGAAACCATCTCGCTCGACGGCCAGGTGATCGGGCTCTTGCAAAAGAGGCTCAATCGCATTTGCTCGCTCGAGCACCAGATCGAGCCCGCCAACGGCCCCGGCATCGACGACGGCCGAGCGAAGGAATACGCGGCGCACGTGCGCGAGAACATCGCGCAGATCTCGAACTGGCGCGACCGCATGTGCGACATCGCGTGGGGCGTGTTCGACGGGCGCTCGGCGAGCGAGATCGAGTGGCAGCGCCGCAGCCGGATCCTTTGGGCGCGAGACCTGCACTGGATCCACCCGCGGCGCATCTCGTTCGGGCCCGACCGCGACCTGCGCGTGATCGAGCCCGAGCGGCAGATCGGTAACTTTTACGACATCGGGTTTCCGCTCGAGGAGCTGCCCTATAAGTTCGTGACGTTCCGGCCGCGCATGTTCGGCGATTACCAGGAGCGCGAGGGGCTCGCGTATCGGACGCTGTACTGGTCGTTTTTCGGCCGCTGCGGCACGCGCGAGCGGCTCGAACTGATGGAAATTTTCGGCAAGCCGTGGCGGATCCTCATTCCGAAAACGGGCGTCGGTATGCCTGCCGTCAACGTCGACGCTCTGCAGCAGGGCTTTCAAGCGCTCACGCTGCTCGGATTCCACAACACGGCGCGCATGCCGGCGAACGTCGACGTGCAGGTCGTGCAGCCCGAGCAGGGGGCGGGCCAGGTGCACGCCGACGTCATCCACGACGCGCGCGACGTGCTCTCGATCATGTACACGGGCCACGTCATCACGACGAGCGCCGCCCCGACGGGCCTCGGCTCGGGCGTGGCGGACCGAGCCAGCGACGCGTTCGAGCTCTTGATCCAGGCCGACGCCGGACGTGTCGCCGAGACGATCGAGGACAAGTTCACCGACGCCATGATCGCGGTGAACTACGGCCCCGAGTGGATGAGCCACGCGCCGCGGTTCAAGCTCATCACGAACCCGCCGGGCGATTCGGGCACCGAAGCCGAGAACATCGACAAGGCGCTGAAAGTCGGCCTGCGCGTCGCCGAGGAGGAAGCGCGCAAACGCACCGGTTTCCGCGAGGTGCGGCCCGATGAACCCTACCTCGTGCGCACGCAGCGCCCCGCCGAGCCCGGCCAGATCGCGCCGCCGCCCGGGCCCGAGCTCGTGTTTCCGCTCGGCAAGGCGCCCGTCGCGGGCGAACTCATCGCGACCCCGGACGTGCCCATCAATCCCGGTGACCTCGAGGGCGGCCTCGACGGACCGCCCGCCCCGCAGCTGCCCCCGTCGCCCGGCGCCGGCAACGACCCGACGGCGCGGGCCGCGCTGCCGTCGCCCGGTGATGACACCGACGAGGACGACGACGAGGGCGTCGCGGCGCTCGCGGCGAGCATGACCGAGCTCGGGGTGAAAACGTGCGAGCACGGCAAGCGCAATCGGTGCCGGATCTGCGGCATCGAACGCGACCGGAAAGTCGAGCTCGACGCGACCGGTGAACCTTTGTGGGGCGGCGGTTGGAAGCCAATCAAGCGCAAGCGAGGGGCGTCGCGGCCGGCGCCGGGCGACCCCGCTGCGGCTGGGCCAGTCGCCGCGGTACCGGAGCGACGCCCCTCGTCGCCCCTCCCCGGTGGCGACCCGTCGCCACGCGTTCCCGGCGACCCGTCGCCCATGGACGGCGAGGACGAGTCGCCCGTCGACGCGGTCGACGACGAGCCGAGCGAGTGCCCCACGTGCGGCGGCGAGCTCGGCACGAACGCCGAGTGTGAGACCTGCAAGAAAGTGACGGCACAAGCCTCGCTCACGGCGACCGGCCGAGTCGACCGCGAGTGGCTCGCGGCGCTGCTCTTGCAGATCGCCCATGGCTGACCTGCGGGACGCAGCAGCGCGCGCAGCGGCTCGGCTCTTGCGCGGCGACACGGGCCCCTCGGGCGCGGCAGGGCCCGCCGGCGCGCGCGGCGCCACCGGGCCAGCGGGCACGCCGGGAACCGCAGGGCAGCCCGGCGAGCGGGGGGAAACGGGGCCAGTGGGCGAGCAGGGCCCGCCCGGCGAGCGCGGACCGCAGGGCCTCGACGGCGAGCGCGGCGCGACCGGGCCACGCGGCGAGCGCGGCGACACCGGGCCCGAGGGCGCTACCGGTCCAATGGGCCCGCAGGGCTTGCAGGGCGTTCGCGGTGCGACGGGCGACACCGGTCCCGCTGGACCCACGGGGCCCGCAGGGGCGCGCGGACGCGGCGGCGGCATGGGCACGCGCGGGCAGCCGGGCGACACCGGTCCGGCTGGACCCACGGGGCCCACTGGACCGGCAGGGGCGAACGGTGCAACCGGCGCAACCGGTCCGACAGGCCCCGACGGTGGCCCCCTCGACGCCGAGTTTCTGCTCGTCACGGCCCACCCCGATCTGCCGCTCGCGCGCGTGACGCTCGACACGGCGACGCACCGTTGGGTCTACTCGGTTGGCGGGTTCGTCTCGGTCGCGCTAACCGATTACGAGGCCGGCACCGTCAACGCGAACATCCTCGACACGCTCGCCCCTGCGCGTCGCTGGCAGCTGTCGCTGCTCGCCGGAGCCGGGATCGCGTGGGTCGTTGATCTCCGCAGCCTCGCCGCGCCGCCGGTCGTCGTCGTCGCCGAATATTCGTTCGACTCGGCGGGCGTGCTCTTGGCGTCGCACCCCGTGCCAATCTCGGCACTCCGGCAGAACGGCGACCGGATCGTGATCGAGCTCTACACGACGGGGCTCAGTTTCGGCGCGTCGGCGCTCACGCTGCCGGCGAACTTTACGCGCATGTCGGGCGAGAGCACGGCCGTCAACGGCGTCGGCTGCACCGACGCGATCGAGCTCATTCACTTGAGCGGTGCGAACGACCCGGGCAACACCCTGAACATCGCGCTCGCGCTGCCGCTCGCCATCGCGGGGCGCGTCTGGATCCTGCGCGACACCCACACGACGCTGCCCGCCAAAGCGCGCGCCGGCACGAGCACGACGAGCGGCGCCACGCGAACGGTGAGTTTCCTCGTCGCCCCGTGGGGCGAGGCGAACGGGTTTTTTGGCGCGTTCGTCGGCACGAACAACTCGGCGATGACCGTGACAGGCTTCCCGGCGGGCTACGCCGACGGGCAGGGGCAGCAGTCGATCGCGAGCAGCACGGGCGGGCATGGCATAACGATGGGGTTCGCGCGGCAGCACCAGCGGTCGGGCATTCTGTCGCCCGTCACCTGGTCGTTTTCCGCCTCGCGGCGCTCGGGCGCGATTCACTACGTGGTCGCGCCATTGCCCGCCGGCAGCTTCGAACTCGAGGCGAGCTCGGCCATCGCGGGCGGCACGTTCGTCGGCAACCGTTTCGACTCGCCCGACGAGCCCGAGGCCGAGTTCATCGAGGATCTGTTCGGGCTCGACTTCGCTTACGAGGAGTCGATCGCGTTCGGGCGCGCGCCGTCGATTGCGTTCGAACTGCCGGTGCTGTTCGACGCTCTGACAACGAACCACGCCGGGCCGATGCCCCCCGCGGTGAACCGGCAGGGCGTGCTCGCGGTAGTCAATACGGGCGTGCTCGCCACGCTCACGACGCCGACCGAGCGCCCGTGGCAGCTGCTCGCAACGACGAGCAACGCCAACCACCGCAAGGCTTGGTATTGGCTCGAGGTCGACGAGTCGGTCGAGGCCATCACTGCCGACGTGGATTTCGTTACGAGCGTCGCGAGCGGCCTAAGCGTGCGCTATTTCGTGATCGACGACGCGAACTTTGACCTCACGCCAGTGATGTCGGCGCTCACGGTCATGACGCTGCAGACCGCCACGAGCAACGACGTCGCGAGCACGAACGGTGGCAGCGGCCCCGCGGACTATCTTTGCATTCTCACCGTCGGCACGGCCATCGACACGAACACGCTGGTCAGCTTCGCAGCGGGCTACACGGGCGTGGGGCAAGACGTCGTGCCCGGCGCGACCAACATCGACGGCACGCTGATCTACGGGCACAAGACACTGAGCCAGGCGACGACCGAGGACCCCGGCGCCGTGTCGTATCTCGCCGACATCAACGGCCGCAGCATCGGCGGCATGGTCATGTTCCAGCCGCGCAAGCGCGGCAAGGTGCAAGCCGTCATTCGCCCGGCGGGGCTCGCCGTCGAGGCCGCGGGCATCGCGGTGCCGTTCATGATCGAGGTGCCGTTCGTCGCCGGCGCGGCGGGCACCCCCGACGACGTGACGAAATACAACGCCGACGCGCCGTTCGCGTTCAAGATTCAGGGCGCGCACTGCATCACGACGACGGGGATCGGAGGCGCCACGGTGCAAGCGCGCGACACGGCAGGCGGCGGCGGCGCGGCGCTCACGAGCGCAATGGCGGCAGCGGGCGCCGGAACGACGTACAACAATGATACCGACACGCGCGCCGTGCCCGCGGGCGGGTCGCTGTTCGTGCGCCGCAGCGACCGCGGCGTCGCCGGCAAGCTGATCATTCAAGCGGTGCGCACATGAGGATCCACCTCAAAGCCGACAGGCCGCTTCCGCTCGGGCTCGCGCGGCTCGTTCGGATCGTCGCAAACTTGCCGTTGAACCAGGCCGTCGCTATGCGTCGACAAGTCGCCCGAGCGCGGCTCAATGGCAACCCGCCGAAACGCAAGGGCCTGCCCCCGCGCGACGTCGCGCGCATGCTCAAAATGACGCTCGCGCAGCTGCGCGATTTGGTTGCACCGGATCCTTGAATGGCGCTCGTCATCCGGTGCGCGGCGCAGCCGAGCTCGACGTTCGGGTCACCCGACGCCCTCGTCGAGCGCGGCACGGCCATGCTCGCCAAATCGACGGCCGCGTTCGGTCTCTCGATCGTCAAGCGCATCGGCGATAAGTCGACGCCGAAAGCGATCCGCAAGGCCATCGACGCCGCCGAGCGCGCATGGCCCCGGCGCGTCTTTCAGCTGCCGCTCGAGCGCGAGCTAAAGCAAGGGCAGTGGCTTGGCGCTCTCGACGCTGATTTCGAGGCGGACACGGGCCGCGCCATCAAGGTGCTCTTGCGCGATCCCAAGCCGGACAACGACACCGATCCGGCGTTCGCGAAGCGCTCGCAGCACGTCGCCGAGGCCGAGTTCCTCTCGCGCGAGGTCGTCACGCGCGACGTGTTCGACCAGATGGATCGCGCCGCGCAGCGCCGAGCGTTCACCGTCGCCGGCACCGTGACGAAAGACGTCGCTCGCACGGTCAAGCGAGAGCTCGCGCGGCAAGTCGCGCAGGGCGCCGAGCTTCGCGACTTCAAAAAGCACGCGCTCGCTCGGCTGAAAAGCGCGGGCTGGACCCCGCAGAACCCGAGCCACGCCGAGAACGTGCTCCGAACGAACGTGCTCGGCGCGTACAATTCGGGCCGAGCTCGCCAGATGAGCCAGCCCGCGGTGTTGCGAGCTCGGCCGTACTGGCAGATCCTCACCGTCAACGACGGCCCGCCGCGGCAGCGCAAGACGCACCAAGCGGCGCACGGTATCGTGCTACGCGCCGACGATCCGTTCTGGCGCGAGGCCTACCCGCCTTTCGGTTACCAGTGCCGGTGCAGGGTCCGCTCGCTCTCGCAGGCGCAGGCCGAGGCGATCGGCATCACGAGCGGGTCGAGCGTGCGGGGGCTGCCCGACCCCGGCTTTGCATCGGGGTTCTCGGGGCTGCTCGACGTGCCCATCGTGCGCAGCATACCGGCAGCCAACGACGTCGAGCCGGCGGCAGCTGCGCCCGCGCCAAGCGCCCCACGAGCGCCCGCCCTGCCGCGGCGGCGGGCCCCCGCTCCGACGCCGCCCCCGTCGCCGAGGGCCTCGCTCGACGAGGCTGGACTCGCCCAGCACCTCGAGTCGATCGGCGTGCGAGCGGACGACAACGCCAGCCGGCAGCTGCGAGCCGTCGTCGGCGACGTGGCGGCGCAGGACGTCGATGCGTTTTTCGGGCGAGCGGCGTTCGCCGAGCTGCCGGGCGCGCGGGTCGCCGACATGATGAGGCAAGGCGACGACGTCGTGCTCGACATGCGCATTTACTCGGGCGCCGAGATCTCGGGCAGGCCCGTCGTGCGACTCATGCGCACATTCAGCCGGAATGGCAAAAAGACCGTCGTAAAGCACGACCTGCTCACCCTGGACAAAGAATTGCAGGGCGGCGGAATGGGCGCCCGGGTGATCGCCGACCAGGTGCGCGCGTACGAGCGGCTCGGCATCGACGAGATTCGGCTCGATGCCGCCTGGATTGGACAGTACTACTGGCCAAAGCTAGGCTTTGAGTGCACCCGCAAAGCGCTGCCGGTGTGGGTGGGCCGTTTCCGGGATTGGCTGCACGAGGAAGGCTTTACGACCGCGGCCGTCGACGCCATGACGACCGGCATCAAGTCGATGCGCGACATCGCGATCACGATGGCGGGCGAGCGAAAAGTGGGGAAAGACTATCTGCTGAACGGACCTAGTTTCATTTCGGACCTGCGCATGCCGCTGAAAAAGGGCAAGTCGGTCGAGATCATGAAAAAAGAGCTCGGGATATGAAGCGCAAGCGACGACGCGACCCCAAGGGCGAGGGCCTCGCCGACGACCTCATCGGCGACGATCCGACGCCGAGCGACGCGCGACGGTTCGACGAGGACGGCATGCCGATCACGAAACGATCGACGTCGCTGCCGGCGCCGAGCGACGAGCCAACGCCCCGCTTGCCGAAATGAAACACTGCGCGTAGCCTGTCGCTCAATGGCGGCAGCACGCCGGTACGAGAACCGGGCAACGTTCTTTGGCGACCTGACGCGGCTCGCCGATGTCTTGCCGTCGCCCCCGCCGGCGAACGACCAGGTGCCAACGGCGCCGGCGCCCACGGGCAAGACGTGCCCCGAGTACAAGTGGATTCACGTCGCCAATACCGGCGTGTATCGCGGCCACCATCAAGGCGAGTTCGAGCTCACCGCGCAAACGTTCGCGACGATGGTGGCGAACCTGCGGCGCGATCCGAAGTATCGCAACCCGCAGGCCGACGTCGGGCCCGTCGTCGTCGACGGCGCCGAGCTGTCGGGGCCATGGTCGAAAGTCATTCAGTACGATTTCGAGCACGCCTCGGAGATGGCCCCCTGGGAGGGCTCGATCCCCGACAAGGGCGTGCCGGCGCAAGGCTGGGTGCTCGACGTCGAGGTGCGGCAGCTCGCCGACGGTCGGGCGGCGCTGTTCGCCCTCTCCAAAATCCTGCCGCTCGCGCGGCACTACATCGAAACCGAGCAATACGAGAGCGTGTCGATCGCCTGGAACCCCGCGGGTGTGCACCCCGTGTCGGGCGAGGCCATCGGCGCCGTGCTCACTTCGATCGCGTTCACGAATCACCCGTTTGTGCGGGACCTGGCCCCCATCGCGGCAGCAAACCGCGCAGCTGGCCAAGTTCCGGCGAACGTTGTACAACCTAGGGCGCAGCTCGCGGAGGCACACGAGGGCGGCCCACCACAACCCGATCGAGTGGAGCCCATGACGCCCGAATCCCGAACTCGCCTCTGCAACATTTTCCACATCATGCCCGCGGCCGACGACGGCTCGGTCATCAAAGCTGCGGAGAACGCGGCGACGAATGGCAACGACCTCGCGGGGCTGCTCAAAGCCCTCGGGTTCACGACCGCCGCCGAGGCGCTGCCGGGTGTTGCCGACCTCATGAAAGCGCGCGTGTCGCTGCAAGAGCTCACCGCCAAGCTCGACTCGATCATGCGCGGCGACGAGCAGGCCGACGAGGCCGTTGCGCAGCAAGACGTCGCTGCGGCGTTCAGCGCCAAGCGGTTCGCCGATCCGAGCCTCGTGCTCGGCCTCACCGCGCACCGCAACGACGCCGTCGCGGCCGAGATCAAAAAGCTGTCTGCTGAAAAGCAGAAGGACGTCGCCGAGGTGCGCCAAGCGCGCGAGCGCGGGCGTCAGTCGTTCCTGTTTCACTACGGCGTGAACACGAACCCGGCGCAGCAGCACTTGACGGCAACGTTCGTCGCTGGCCCGGGCGCGCAGGGCTCCCACGTGCAATACCCCGCGCCGCTGCCGGTGCCCGGTTACCCGCAGCCGATGGCGCTCGGCGGCCGTCCCTTGCAGCTGCCGCCCGCAGGGCCCGCGCAGGGGCAGACCGAGGCCGTCGACTTGTCCACGTTCAGCGGGCGCAACGAGACCGAGCAGATCATCAGCTATCTGAGCTCGAAAGACCCCAAGTTCCGCGAGCAGTCGTGGGGCGTCCAGGTCTCGCGCGCGAGTCAGTGGCGCAAGGCGCACCGCCAAGCGGCTTGAGCGCGAGAGCGTTCGCCGCACCCAACCAGATCCACATTTTGAACGCGTTAGTCCCTACCCTCTAGGAGCAAGAAAATGCCCGAACCAAGGCGAATCGTTCCGGACGGTGCCGTAAGGCCCGGCCTGAACTTGAGCGGCTCGACGATCGCCGTGAACCGGATCGTCGTGCAAGGCGCTGCCATCGATCAGGTGGCGCAAGCCGCTGCCGCCACGGCGCCGTATTTCGGCGTCACCATGCAGGCCATCGCGAACAACGCGGCCGGCGACATTCAGACCAAGGGCAAGGCGACGATCGCGTCGGGCGCTGCGGTCGCGAAAAACGTCAACGTCATGAGCGACGCCACCGGGCGAGCCATCCTCGCGACGGCTACCAACAACGTCATGGGGCGCACCGTCACGTCGACCAGCGCCGCCGACCAGGTGCTCGAGGTCGAGCTCTGCGATCAGCCGCAGGTCGCGCCGTAATCCCACCCCCGCACCACCGCCGAGGACCACAAGCCATCATGCAAAACATTTTCGGGATGTCTCAAAACGCGGGGCTCATGCCTCTCGGGAACGGCACGCTCACGGGCGACATTGCCCGCCTGCTCGCGCAGACCCACGGGCAGCAGCCCGGCGGTTGGCTCACCCAAGGCATGCCCCCCGGCGGCATGCCGGGCCTCGGCCACATGCTTCAGAGCATGCAGCAGCACGGGGTGAACCCGCTCGCGTCCTACGGCGGGCGGCAGTCGATCGCGGTGCAGCTCGCCGCCGACGTCGCCGGCGTCGGCATGCGCGGTCAGACCCTCATGCTCGCTCTGCAGCCGCAGGACGTGCACGTTGCCGAGGAGATCGACACCTATCTCGCGGGCTACGCGCCCGCCGAGTTCCGTGCCGACGAGGCCGTGCCGATTATCTCGGTGCCGCAGCTGACCGATCAGTTCCGCACCTTCACGGAAAACAACGCGTTCCGCGTCGTGAACGTGCTCGCCTCGACTCAGTCGGCGATCAACGAGGTCGACCCCGAGACGATTCTGCGCACGTATCTGTGCGTCGACCGCGCCATCGGCGGGTTCATCCCGAACGTAACGCAGCACACGGCGACCAAGGCGTTCGACCCCCGGCAGGCGCTCGCGCGTCGCATCCGGTGGGCGCTCGCGCTCGAGCGTGAGGTGCGCATTTTCGGTGCGACCGGTCTGCTCACGACGACCGGCAACTGGACCGCCGCGAACGTGCGCACCATCGGCGGCGGCCTCGAGTGGGATACCGCGACGGGTAACCCGATTCTCGACCTCTTGCGTGCCGACGAGGCGAGCGTGATGCCCATCACCGACTGGTGGATGAGCCCGATCGATTTCAATAACTTTCTGCTGAACGCGAACGTGCGCGAGCACATGCGTCAAATGCTCGGCGACAACGCCCCGAGCCCGGACATCGCGCAGCGGCAGAATGACATCGTGATCCCGGGTATCGCGCCGATCCACAAGGTGAGCGGCAAGGTGCTGAACGAGACCACGGGCGCGATCGGCTACATCATGGGCGAAACCGTCGTCGGCACGCGCACCCCCCCGGGTGGCGACAAGAACCCCGAGGACATTCAAACGGCCGTGACGTGGCGGTTCAATGGCCCGAGCGGCACCGGGTTTATCACTCGCGAGTTCGAGGTGCCCGGCCGCGGTCTGCACGCGGGGCAAATGATGGTGAGCGGTTACAGCGAGGACCCCCGGTTCATCGCGAACAACGTCGGCGCGCTCATCCTGAACACGCGCGCGTAAGCCATTCGAGCGCGCTCAGCGCGAAAAGACGGGCCGCCTTTCGGTTAGGGCGGCCCGTCGCTTTTCTGGTAGTCTGCACGCTGTCAACCTCAATAGGAGCAACGCCAAGATGGCCAACAAAGCACCCACCCCGCCGCCCGCCGTACCGTCCACCGAGGGCGGCGCGCCCACTGCCGGCGCCTCGTCAATCGGCGCAGCGCCCGGGCTCGACCTGCCGGCAAGCGGTGGCCAAAGCAGCCTCGCGAGCCCGCCCCCGGGCGGTGTCGGCGGCGTTCTGCCCCCGCAGAATCCCCCGACGGACGGCGGCGCAACGCAGCGAGTCGCGCCCGTCGAGGAACCCAAAGCGTTCGTGAAGGAAAGCAAAGAGGCTTTCAGCGCGAGGCCCGACCCGCAGCAACCCGTCGGCGACGACGTGCCGGTCGTGCGTTACAACTGGTCGGGCTTGTACAAGAACCGGCGAGCCGACGTCGCGAGCGGCACCCCCGTCAACGGCTTGCCGCACGACCTCATTCGCGAGATCGAGGCAACGCGCAATGCCGTGATCGCGCCGCGTGGCGCCAAGCTCCCCGACAACCCGTTCACGCGCTAAGCTCAAAGCGTGGCTAACTGGACCTCGGTCGAGGAACTCGTTCGAAAGCTCGGTCGCCGCCGGGTGATCGAGCTATTCGACGAGGACGGCGACGGCACCATCGACACGGGCGACGACGCCACGACGGTCGACGACACCGTCGCCGCCGCGAACGACGAGGTCACGGGGGTTTTGCTGCGCAAGGGGTTTAGCGCCGAGCAGCTCAATGGGCTCAGCGAGGACGCATCGCTACGCCGCCACGCGACGAGCATCCTCGCGCAGCTCGCCGGCGAGCGAAAAACAGAGTTCCTCGATGCCGAGGGCAAGGGGCCTTACGACGCCATCGGCGAGCGCGCTCGCAAAGAGCTCGAAAAGTTCAGCCGCGGCGAGAAACGTTCGCGGCTCGAGGACCAGGCCGGCGACAATCCGATCGTCGGCGGCGACGTGAACCTCGGCTCGCCGGTGTTCATTTTCAGCCGCGACCCCCGCAACCCGGGCACGAGCGGCCCCGGGGGGTTCTAGCGCCGTGGCCCGCGGCGGCCCCGGGCAGGCACGCGCGGCGCGCGTTCGGGGGCAGAGCCGCCAGTTGTCGACGGGCCACTGCCCGCGCTGCCACGGGGGCGAGGAAGCGGCGCCGTGCACGTGTCTCATTCAGGACCGGTGCAGCGACACGAGCGACAAGGGCCGGCAATGCATTCAAGGGGTCGGCCACTCGCTGCGGCATTTCGACGCGGCCGGTAATTACTGGGATTGAAACGGGAGGTTGACGGTGCACAACTCACAACGGATCGAGGATTTGCAGCAGGCCGCCGTCGGGCTCGAGGACGACGCCACCAAGGCGGCCGCCGCGGGGCAGACCGTGCGCGCCAACGACCTGCGCAATAGCGCCGCGTACTACCGGCGGCGCGCCAGCAGCGCCGACCGCACCGCCGGGCTGCGGCAGCTGCACGAGGCGCAAATGACGCTGCTCAAGGCCATCGTGACCGAGCCGGGCACGCCGCGGGCGGGATACGTCGAGCCCGCGCGCGCGCCGGCGACGACGCTGCCCGAGCCCGTCCGCACCGAACCCTACGGCTGATGGCGCGCTTTTCGATCCTCCGGCGCGGCGGCACGGGCGGCAGCTCGCGCAAGGGGGTCGACCTCGATTTCGGGCCGTTCGTCGACGCCATGCGGCAGCTCGAGGCGGCGGGCGCGGGCGTCGCCGCCGAGGTGACGCCGGTCATCGCCGAACTCCTCGTGTCGAGCGTGCTCGAGGTGTTCGAGAAGGAGGGGGCCGTTCCCGGCGGCGCGGCATGGCCCGACCTCGCGCCGAGCACCAAAGAGAAGCGCGCCAAGCGGCAGGCCTCGGGCGTGTTCAAAATCTTGCAGGACTCCGGCGTGATGGTGGGATCGATTACGCCGTACAGCGAGGCCATGGCCGCCGAGGCGTTTTCGAACGTGCCGTATGCCGGCTATCACGTGAGCCAGCGCGCCCGCAGTAAGATCCCGCTGCGCGACTTTACCGCGATCGACTTCGAGACGGCGCAGCGCGAGGCGACGGACATCGTCCTTGCACAGCTGATGGCCGGAGCGGCAGAGTGATGCCATGACGACGCCCGTCGATCACGACGCCATCGAGCAGCTCGCACGGGCCATGTTCGGGCAGCTGTCGCCGCTCACGGGCACCCGAGGCACGGGCACGGTCACCGTCAACAACCCCACGCTCGCGGCCATCGAGCTGCCGCCGAACATGTATCTTTTGCCCGTCCTGTCGCATGGCACGGGCACCAATATCGCCGAGCTCGCTGACGACCTCGTGTTCAAGATCGCCCCAAACCCCGCCACGGCCGGGCCCCACGAGACGGGCGGCGCGTGGACCATTCCCGCCGGCGGCTCGCTCCCGGTCGCCATTCGCTCGAACCTCGGCGGCGCTCGCCACAACATGCCCGCCGGCACCGTGTTCAAGTGGGACCCGCCCCTCGACGGCCTCGCGCTTTCGGCGGTGCTCGACGCGGACATCACGGACGCTGCCGACGCCGCCGAGACGGCGCTCGCCCTGCGGCGCGTGGTCTATTATGAGGAGCTCGACGCCGCCGCCCTCGAGCGCGATATCCACGGCGGGCGGCTCTCGCAACTGCCCGGGCTGATGCTCGTGTGGCAGCAATCGCTTCCCGCCGAGGGGCGCACCGCCGGGACGAACCAGGGCTCGACCCGACTCGCCGACGGCGTGCGCGCGTTCAGCGAGAATTATCGGCTGTTCATCGTCGCCGCCAACCGGTCGAGCGACAGCAAGCGACGGGCGAGCGGGCTCCGGCTCATGCAAGCCGTGACGAGGCTGCTCACCGACCAGCAACGCACCACCGACGGCGAGCAGCTCACGAGCCTCGGGTCTCTCGAAATCTTGAACCGCTCGCGGTTCGTGCGGGGCGATCGGTTTTACGTGTACGCCCTCGCCCTACGGCTGAACCGGCTCGTCGTGCGCGTCGATAACCGCTCGTTCGTTCCGTGGCTCCGCACTGACCTCGAGATGGCGCTGCCGGGGCGGGAGGCGCCCGAGCCGTCGACGCCGGCGACGGTCGTCGACATCGGCGTGCCCATTCCGCCTGGGCCGCTCGGGCCGTAGTCGCCGCCGTCCATGGGCGACGTCGCCGCTGCAGGACCGCGACGCCTCGACGAGTTGTCGCCGCTCGTGTAGGCTTGCCCGTGATGGCCGATTCGCCGTTCGCGTTGTTCGTTTCCTCTGTCGAGGGCAGCCTCGTCACCCGGCACGGCACGCGCACGTTCATCGGCGCCACCCGTCGGGCGAAAGAGCCGACGGTGATCGACTGGCAGCCCGATGTCATCGTCGCGATCCCGCACGATGAATACCGCCGCTATCGGCGGGAGTACGATCGGGCGCTGCGCGACAAGTCGCTCGCCAAGCGGACCGAGGCCGAGTGGCGAGCTCAGAACCGACAAGAGGCAAAAGAAGCAAACCAGCAGGGGGCAGGCACGCCCTCGGCGCCGACCTAAAGCGCTGGAGTCTAAAACATGACCGTGCCTGTCGCCGTCTCGTCGACGGTAAAAACCCCAGGGCTGTACCTCGTAGTCGATCTGCTCGGCGAGCCAGCAAACCCCGGCTCGGGCGTACTGCGAGGCCTCATCGCGTGCCCCAAGTCGGCCGCGGGCAACATCACGCCCGACACCGAGGTTCGGGCCGTGTTCGGGCCCGAGGACGTCGCCACCGCGCTCGGAGCCGGCACGCCCGGGCACCTCGCCGCCAAGCGGCTGTTTGCCGCTCACGGGCTCGCGAGCGTGGATGTCGTCGCCCCCACGGCGGCCGCGGGCGTCGTCGCCACCGGCACCCAAACGTTCACGGGGCCAGCGACGCAAAACAGCGTCGTGCGCTTTCGGGTGTGCGGGCGAATCGTCGACGTCGCCTGGAACAACGGCGAGAGCGTGGCGGCGTTCCACGCCCGGGCCGTGCTAGCCATCAATGCGATCGGCGACGACCTGCCCGTTACGGCAGGCGGCGCGAGCCCGAACCTGCTTTACACCGCCAAGTTCGCCGGGCTGTGGGGCAACGACGTGAAGATCAACGCGTCGATTCTGTCAGGCGGCGGCGGCATCGCGGTTTCCGTGAACCCGGCGGCGCTCACCGGCGGCACGCTCGAGCCGGACTTTACGACCGCGCTCTCGAACGTATCGAACAAGGAATACCGCCGGATCGTCGCGTGCGTCTCGAACGCGGACGCGATCAGCAACTCGGCGACGAGCAACCCCGGACGCCTCGCGACCCACATCGACGGGAACGAAACGGGCAATCAAGCCAAACTGCAGATCGGCGTCGTGGGCTGCACCGACACGATCGCCAACGTGCAGGTCGGCGCCATCGCCAAGAACAACGAGGCTTTCGAGTATGTGTACGGGCAAAACTGGGAGGATTTGCCCTGCGAGCTCGCCGGCGCCGAGGCGGGCGACGCGCTGAAGTTCGTGGCCATCCGGGCGAACTACAACCGGATCAATAACAAGCTGCTCTTGAAGGGCCCGCGCGACACCGTCGCCGACAAGCTCACGGCGAACGAGACCGAGACGCTGCTCAATAACGGTGTGACGCCGCTCGACATCGAGCAGCTCACCGGCGAAAAGTTCCTCGTGCGGCCCATCACGACGCACTCGCTCAATGGCGCGTCGCCCGACTATCGCGCGTTCGACCTGTCAGACACCGACGGCATGTATTCCGTCGCCGCCGACCTTCGCACGGCGCTTCCCGTCGAGTTCGCGAACACGTCGATCACGCCGGATCTGCCCGCCGGCGCGAACCGTTTGCCCGCCGGCGTCACCGAGCGGAAAGACGTGCAGGCGTTCGTCGAGAGCCGGCTCGGTCTGCACGTGAATCTCGGCGTCGTCGAGGGCGCACGGCTCGACAGCACCATCGAAGCGGGCGAGCTCATCGTCGAGATCAACTCGTCGGACGCGAGCCAGGTCGACATTTTCATTCCGATCGCCATCGTCAAGCCCCTCGCCAAGATGGGCGTAGTGGCGCAAAAGCTAGCCTCGTAACCCCGGGCGTCGCCGACGCCGGCATTCGACGTCGCCCGAGTACTCTGGCGACACCCACGGAGCACCAATGGCCGATAGTGAGCAAGAGCTGTTTTCCAAGTCGTTCATTGCGCAGGGCAATGGCGACCTCGTGCGCGTCACCGACTACCAGGTGACCTACACGAACAACGGCAAGCAAGTGCACACCCTGCGCGAGGACGGCGCCGGCGTGACGCTCGGCGTGCGCGAGAGCACCATCTCGTTCAATTTCGTGCTCGGCGAAAACGGGTTCGAGCGCAACTACATCAAAGACATTCAGGACGGGAAGATTGTCCAGCTGCGGGCCAAGCCGAGCGGCGGTAAGGTGCTGACCCACAACGGGATTTACACCAAGATTACGCTCGACGCCCCGCTCGACGACGCGACAAAGGGCTCGATCGAGTTCGTCGGCAAGCTGGAAAAGCAGCGCGCCGCAGCCTAAGCTCGCCGCCGCCGCGTCCCTTGCGGTCAACGGCCGGCTAGTCGCGGGCCGCGGGGGCGCAGCAGACCCCAAACCCGGAGGCACACGGTGTTTTCAGATCTAGAGTGGTTCGAGTTCAGGCAGCTGCCGCCGCACCTGCAAGCGGTGAGCGTCAAGTTCCGAGCCCTCGCGCTCGACCTCGCCAAGACGCTGCCCGAAAACGAGCAGAGCCGGCGCATGTTCGAAAAGCTGCTCGAGGCGAAAGACTGCGGCGTGCGCGCCGCCATCAAGGGGGCGGCCAGCATGGCGACGTCGCCCGGCGCCGGCAGCGACGCGGGGGACAAGCCGTGACCCTTCTCCCGTGCAGGCGCCGCGTGGGCCTCCAAAACCTAACGCGCCGGGTTCAATTCCTGGGCGGGGTGCCATCGTGAGCGAGGACAAGGTCGAGCAGGTGGTGCGCCTCGTCCTCGAAAACTGGCAAGCGATCGGGGTGGAAGAAAGCAGCGACGGGTTCCTGCACCTGCCGGCGGCCATCAAGCGGCGCAACAAAGACGGCGGGATCAACGAGGTGCGCGTGATGCTGCGCAATGTCACGAACCCGCAGCGCTTTCGCGCGCGCACGAGCTCGCGCGAGTGGGCCAAGCGCCTGAACCTGGATCTCGACCGCGACGCCGACCTCGTCGACGTCCTCGAAAACTACGAGCTGCTCGCGTTCGCGATTCGCGACGCCGACGACGAGGGTTTCACGCAGCACGCGGCGTGCGGCGAGGACCTTTACAAGCTTTACGATCAGCAGAGCCTCGGCGAGCTGTGGGGCCGTTACGACGCTTGGGTGCGCATGCTGCACCCGTCGTTCGCCGAGTTCGACGGCGAGAAGATGTGGCAAATCATCGCGCGTATCAGGGGGCGGGCGGACATCACCCCTTTAGCCGCTATGCCTGGTATCGAGCAGGCCAGTTGCATTCTGCTCATGGCACGGGAAGCCTGCAACTCTCCGAACGCACCCTCTTGGCTGCGATCGTCAGAGACCTCGACACCGGCGGGCTAACGCTCGCCGAGCTGCGGTCGCTCCTGAAGCTGCCGCCGACGTTCGGGGCGTGATACGCTCACCGCGTGGCAGAGCGCGAGGCGTCCGTAAAGCTCACCCTCGACGACTCGCAATATATCGTCGAGCTACGCAAGGCCGGCGACGCCGCCGAGAGCTCCGGTAAGAAGGGCGCCAAAGCCATGGGCCTGTTCGGCCATGGCATCAAGGGCGCGACGAGCGAGCTCAAGAGCCTCGCCGGCACCGCGAGCAAGGCGATGGGCCTCGTTACGGGGCTCGCCGGCGGGTTCACGGTGGCGGGCGCACTGAAAGGCGCCGTCGAGCTCGACAGCGCGTTCAAGCGGCTAGCGTTCCGGGTGAGCCAGGCCACGGGCGAGCAGGTCAAGGCGACCGAGATCCAGCGCGTCGCCGAGCAGGCGGCGGCCAAGACGGGTCGGCGCACGGCCGAGATGGCCGAGGCGTACGAGCAGCTATTCGCGGCGACGGGTGATCGCGACTTCGCCGACAACATGCTCGAGACGATGGGCGAGGCCATGCAGGCGACGGGCGCCGAGATGGGCACTCTCACGACGCTCGCCGATCAGCTGCATACGAAATTCGGCGTCGCCGCCGAGGAAATGGGCGACGTCTTTGCGCAGGTGTTCGAGCACGCGCAAAAGGGCGGGCCCGCGATGAGCGAGTTTGCCGACGTCGCCGCGACGATGGGCGCCGAGCTCTTGCAGGCCGGCATGGGCGGGCGGCGCGGGCTCGACTTCATGCTCGGCGCACTCGTCAAAACCGACGACGAGTTCGGTAACCTCGGCAAGCAGGTCAAGGGCATCAAGCAAATCCTGATGAGCCTCGGCGATCAGAACCAGATCAAGGGCCTCGCCAAAACGCTCGGCATCAATCCGAACGTGCTGCTCAATGAGAAAGACCTCATGGGCCGCATGCGCAAGGTGCTCGGCATGGGGAAAAAGGGCCTCGACGCCCTCAAGGGCTCGATGCACGAGGCCGAGGAGCAAAAGGCGCTGCGCATCCTGTTCACCGACCCGTTCGAGGCGGCACTGAAAGACGCGGAAGCGAGCGGGGCCAAGGGCAAGGCTGCGATCGACAAGGCGCTCGGCGTGCTCGATGGCGGCATGGCCGAGTTCGGCAAGGCGACGCTGAACGGCGCCGACCTGCAAAAAGAGGCGGCCTCGCGCATGAGCGATCCGCAGGCTCGGCTCACGGCGGCGCTCGAAACGCTCGAGCGGTCGTTCGCGAGCCCCGAAATCATCGACGCGATCGAGGAGCTCTCGACCTATCTGCCCGACATCGCCAAGGCGTTCGGCGGGTTTGCCAAGTTCGTCGCGCAAAACCCGCTGCTCGCGGGCGCCATGGGCGTCGGCGGCAGTGCCGCCAAGGGGTTCCTCGTGTCGGCGGGCACCGAACTCGCCTCGGCGCACTGGAAAGGCGGGCTCAAGGCCGCCGCCAGCATCGAGGGTGCCCACGTGATCGGCGGCATGAAAGCGGGCAACCTGATCAAGGGCGCGGGCGGGCTCGCGGCCCTCGCCATCGCGGGGGCGCTCGCCAAAGAGCAGATCGACAAATCGTTCGCAGCCAACGCCGAGGCGCAGGGCTCGAGCGCCGTCGCGCTCGCCAAGGCGGGCTCCAACGCGGGCGGCATCGGCGCCAAACGCGCGCAGGCCGAGGAGCTGCGCAAGGCCATCGACCGCGAGAAAGAAGCGGGCAGCGGCATCTCGGGGTTCACCCAAGACTTGATGGGCGGGATCGCGACCGTCGCCGGCGTCGGGGGGCCGAACCTGCGCGCGCAAAACGAGGCCCGGATCCAAGAGCTGCAAGGCCTGCTCGCCAAAAAGGAACGCGAGATCGAGTCGCTCGCCAAGGGGGGCAACTCGACCCCCGTCGCGCCGGGCGCCGACCCCAAGGGCAAGGCCACGGTTGCCGTCGACGCGGCGGCGCAGAGAGGCGTCGGCAAGGCCGTCGCCGACGCCATGCGGGGCCAGGTGCAGCGCGTCGAGCTCGTCAATCCTGGTGGCGGTATGGGCGGCGGCGGGGGCATCGGAGGCAGCCGCGGGCCCACACGACCGCCGGCACCCGCGCCGATCGGGGGGTTCTGATGGCGGTGTTCAAGCCGCCCGACACGCCCGGCGAGCCGCGGCAGCTCATTTTCGAGAGCATGCCGGTTGCGAGCTTCCAGGTCGGCAGCCTGCCCGCGGCGTTTTTCCCGATCGTGGGCGAGCTCACCGAGGAAGGCGGGCAGCGCATCGTCCGGCACGTGCGGCCCTACCGCGACGGCGCCAAGCTCGACAGCACGGGCGCGACCGAAATCGAGTTCAACGTGCTGGCGCTGTTCAACAATTCGATCCGGGAATCCGGGCTCGAGGCGAACAACCGAGCCCTTTACCCGTTCGTGCTGCGGGCGATCGTCGATGCGTTCAAGGCCCGGCAAACCGGCACGCTCACGCTGCCGACGGTTGGACGCGTCCGGGCCCGGGCCGAAAAGTATCGCCGCTCCGAGAACGTCGGCGCGCGCGACGAGGCGACGCTGCAGCTCACGTTCGTGTCCGACAACGAGGACGCCGTCTCGGCCGCGACGTTCCAGCTGCCGACCGTCCGCGCCAGCATGCTCAAACAGGCGTCGCAAACGCTGTTTAGCGCCAGCCGCGAGGGCGCCCACGACGCCGACCTAGTGAGCCTCTTTCAGCTGGCCACCGAAATCGAGGCGGCGCTGCTCGCACCCGGGCGGTCTGTCGCGGATCTGCAATCGCAGGTCAACCGAGCTCGCTCGGCGCTCGGCCGCATTGCGCGCGCGCAAGAGCAGCTCGCCGACGACGTCGGCCTGGCAGCGAGCGAACCGCGGGGCAGCGAGTTTTTCCGCAACCTGACTCGGCTGCTCGACACCCAAGCGCGCGCGGCCGACGAAAAGTTCGCCTCGCGCCCGCGCACCAAGGCGTTCGTCGTCGACGTCGTGCGGACGAATCTGTTCGAGATTGCGGCCCGGTTCAAGCAAGACGCCGCCGAGCTGCTCGACCTGAACAGCGAGCGGCTCGCCGATCCGATGCACCTCGAAGAGGGCGACGTCGTGCGCGTGTTCGAGACGGGGGCCGTCTAATGCCGGCGTGGCTGCGCACTCTGCTCGGTCTGCTGCGGCGCGCGCCCGCCGCCGTCGACGCGGCCGAGCAGGTCGTCGACATCGTGAGCGACGTCGTCGACCCCGACGAGCCCGGCGTGCCGCTGTCCCGAGCGGACGTCGAGCACCAGCAGGCGCAGATCCGAGCGGCGACACGACCACCGGCACGGAAGGCCAAGCCGTGAGCGAATCGCCGTTCGACTCGGTCACCGTCGAGGCGTACGGCACCCCGCGCGGGCGGTTCAATCTCGCGAGCACGCTCGACTTCAACTTTCGCGACTGGACGGCGTTCGCGCTCACGACCTCGATCACGGCGCCCGCCGAGGCCAGTTTCGAACTCGGCGATGATTCGGGGTGGGATCGGCTCTCCGAGCTCGTCGGGCTCGGCGCCGAGTTCCGCGTGTTCGTCAACGACCGGTGCCGCCTCACGGGTCGGGTCGAGCAATTCACCGCGTCGCTCGACGCGCGGCAGAGCACGACGCAGCGATTTTGCGTGCGCACGCGGCTGTCGGATGCCGCTTGCCACTCGGCTCCCGCGGGCATTCGTTTGGCGGGGCAGAGCGTCAAGCAATTCGTCCTCGCCGTGTACGCCGACCTCGGGTTCACCGAGGCCGATTTCGACTTTCGCGGCGACGTTTCGCGCGACATCATGACGGGCAAGACGAGCCGCGGCGGCAGACCACCCCGGGCGCTCGAACCGCTCAAAGACGACGAGGCCAAGGTGAACCCGCCCGAAACCTGCTTTGCCGCCGCCGACCGGCACCTGCGTCGCCACGGGTTCATGCACTGGGATGGCCCCGACGGCAAAATCGTCGTCGCCGCACCCGACGACGAGCAAGAGCCGCTCGGGGTGCTCACCGCCCGGCGCGACGGGCAGCTGAACAACATCGTTTCGATCGACCGCGACCAGGACGTTTCACAGGCCCCGACCGAACTCGGCGTGTTCGGCACCGGCGGCAAGGCGGGCGTCGCCCGCGCCAAGGTCTCGGCGATCCGGACGAACGCCGACCTCATCGCGAGAGGCTTTCGCCGGCGAGCGGCCATTCTCGACGAGGGCATGCGCACGCGCGAGCTCGCGACACGCCGCGTCGCGCGCGAGTTTTCACAGCGCAATCGCGGGCTCGATCGGCTCACGGTCACGGTCGACGGCCTGTCGTATCGCGAGGGGCGAGAGCCGGTGCCGTGGGCGCCCGACACGACCGTCGACGTCGTCGCCGATCCGCTCGGCGGCGTGCTCGGCGCTTTCTACATCGAGGATGTTCAAATGGCCCGTGCTGCGCAGAGCGGCGACGTCACGCGGCTGTCTCTCGTGCGCCGCGGAGCGTGGCAATTGTGAATACCCCGGCAGAAGCAATGCGATCAGTGCGAGGTGATACGCCTCTACCGTTCAGAGGTGTTAGCATGGGCCATGGATCCGACGGACGACGTCACGGCGCTAATGCAGGCGCAGATCTCGCAAACGATGCTCGAGCACCAGATCGTCGTGCAGGCCTTGCGGGCGCAATCGCTCGTCTCTTTGCTGTTCGTCCTCGTGCTCGGCTCGCTGATTTTTTTCCTCTATCGGAGGCACGTTTGCTCGAGCGAGGCCTTGATCGAGCAGACCAAGAGGCACTGTGCAGAGCAGCGCGAGAGGGACGAGAGGCACACGAGCGAACTCAATTCGATGCGCAAACAGCACTCGCTCGATCTGCACTCGCACACGATGCAAATGTTGCACGCATTCGAGGGTATGGTCTCGCGGAAGCGCGCCGACTCGGGGCCGAGCTCGCGCAGCGGTTGATCATCCCGCCGCCGCTGCCGTCGCCCGTCGACGAGCTCGACGACGATAAAACGCCCACGGCCCTCGTACGATGAGCGCCCTCGATCGCGTCGCGGCATTCGTGAAAGTCGTCGCGAGCGCGCTCTCGCGTGACGACACCGAGCCCACGTTCAACGTGACGGCCGTCGGCGGGTTTCGCCTCGACGGCTCGGGCGACGCCACCGGCGAGGACGACAGCGACGAGGGGGGCGAGCAGGCGGCGGGGCAGGTCGCCTATGGCTCGCTCGGCGTGATCGGCCGACCACTGCCGCCCGAGGGCGACCGGTACGCCGAGGCGGTCGCGCTGCGCGTCGACGGCGGCCTTTCGCCGATCGGCTGGCGCGACATGCGCATCAACCGTGCCGTCAATCCGGGTGGCAACGGCGGCACCCCAGCCGAGGGGCAGATCATGCTCGCGGGCTACGGCGGCGCGTTTCTCTCGCTCGCCAATAAAGACGACGGCGACGACGTGCTCACGCTGTACGTGCCCCACGACAGGAACGGCGACGGCATCCCGCAAAAGGCGCACGCCATCAGCATCGACCCGGCGGGCGGCATCACGCTCGTGCACGCCGAGGGCGCTCGGATCGATCTGACCGAGGACGGCATCGCGTGGGCCGTCGACGACGCGACGTTCGGCTCGATGCGAGCGGGCGAGGTGAGCGTGAACGCAGCAAAGATCCTGCTCAAGGGAAACTGCTACCTCGGAGCGCAAGCCGAGCTCGCGCTGAACGCGCTCTACACCGGCGGCACGCCGCCGGGGCCCGGCCTGCCGCCGCCGCCCGTGCCGCCGCTCACATCGCCGTCGGTGTTTCTCTCGGTCGTCTGATGGCGTGCGCCTACCCGCCGCCGCCGCTGCCGGGGTTCACGCTGCCATTGCCCGCGTTGCCGAGCTTGCCGAGCGTGCCGTCGTTCCCTGGACTGCCGGCGCTGCCCGGGCTGCCATCGCCGCCCACGCCGCTGTTTGCGATACCGATCCCCGCGCTGCCGAGCTTGCCGAGCGTGCCGTCGTTCCCTGGACTGCCGGCGCTGCCCGGGCTGCCATCGCCGCCGCTGCCCGGGTTCACGCTGCCCTTGCCCGCGTTGCCGAGCTTGCCGACGCTGCCCGACTTCCCGGGCGTGTTCTGCCCGATCCCGTGATACGCTCGACGCGCCCCGGCAGCAAACGCACCGGACGGCGGCGCAACGGGTTGCGGCAGTGGACCTACCATAAGGTACGCCGAGGACACTCCTCGAAGCGCCGTGCTGCCGGGGCATGTTAGAGTGCTTCGCATGTCGTCGATCCCCCCCGCTGGCTTTTCGCCTGCCTCGGCGTTCGACATCATTGGCCACGCCGAGAGCGAGCCGCCGGTCGCGATACTCGCCGACAGCATCGACCCCGCGACGGGCGATTACCGTGCGCTTGACGAGAGCGCCAGCATCGCCGACGGCCTGGTCGTGAACCTCTTGCGCATTCAGCGCGGATCTGGCGCCGCCGTGCTCGAGTTCGGCCAGCGCTTTCGCGAGGTGCGGCACGTGACGACCGAAAGCCCCGAGCTCGTCGAGTCGATTGTGCGCGAGGCGCTCGCGCCGGCGAGCGAAGCGGGCATCGTGCGGTTCGACCGGATCGCCGCCGAGGCCGACCCCTCCGACGGCAGCCAACTGAACGCGGGGATCGAATACATCGACTTGCTCGCTCCACCGCGCGACCAAAACCGCAGGTTCACGTTTACCGAGTAGCAAGGTCCGATAAACGACATGACGACACCGACCGAGCGAGAGTTCAGCGTGTTTCGCCGCGGCGAACTGCGCGAGGACATCCTGCGGTTTTTCCGTAATGGCCTGCGCAACCTCGCGAACCCCAAGACGCTGCAGCTGTTCACCGAGGACGAAATCAGGCGCACGACGACCGAGGGCGGGCGCTTTTGGGTCGAGGCCGACGCCGTCGATCTGGTGTGCCAAGGCATCCAAAAGCGCGACGAGTTCCTCGCGCAGCAGATCCGAATCGACCGCGCCGGCTCGGCGTTCCTGAAAAACTTTCACGGCCCGCAGTGGGGCGCCGACTTCCTGCCGGCGACGGGGGGCTCAGGGTTCGTCACGGCCACCGGCCTACCGGGCACGACGTGGCTCGGCTCGACGACGCTCGCAGACCCGTTCGCCACGTTCGGCGTCGACGAGGCCGGCAAGCGCTATCAGGTGCTCGTGTCGGGGGTCGCCAATGGCTCGGGCGTCGCGACGCTCTTGCTCGTCGGCATCGATGGCGGCGACGAAACCAACATCGGGGTCGGGGCGGTGATCCGCTGGTCGAACCCGCCGCCGGGCTCGACCCCGACCGCGGTCGTCGTGGGGCAAGCGTTCATCGGTGGCGGCCCTGCCGAGGACGACGCCGCGTTTTCGGCGCGGGTGGCGGCCGACGTGCGCCACCGCCCGGGCGCAGGCAACCCGGCGCAGATCCGGGCCATTGCGAGGGCAGCGAGCAACTCGGTCGAGGACGCTTTCGTGTACCCCTGCGCGCTCAACGCGGGCAGCGTGCTCGTGTCGCTCACGCAAAAGCGGGGGGCAACGACCGGGCCCGACGCGCGCAGCGCCGGGGCGGGCATTCTGGCGAGCGTGACGGCGGCGCTCGTGCCACCGGGCTCGCCGTTCCTGCCGGCGCAGGCCTACGTCGTCGTCGTGCCCGACACGCCGCAGCCATCGAACGCCGTCGTGCAGATCTCGCAGCGCAAGGGCAGCGCGGCTGGCTGGGCCGACTTGCAGCCGTTCCCCCCGGTGCACAACGCGGGCGGAGCTGTCGCGATATCGCTCGTGACCTCGCAGCTGAACTTTCGCATCACGACGAACGGGGCGGGGCAGCTGCCGAGCGGCGCCGTCGGCCCGCTCTCGGGCGTCAACCTCATGGTGTGGGATGTCGCCTCGAGCCGGTTCGAGGCGCTCGCCGTGAGCACCGTCGAGGACCTCGGCGCCGGCGTGTACCGGGTGATCCTGCTGTCGGCGCCCGCGCACACGCTCACCGTGGGCGACTGGATCTCGCCCCGCATGGCGCGCAGCGCAACGCTTGCCGAGGCCGTCGAGGCCTATTTCGACAGCCTCGGGCCCGGCGAGGTGCTCAACCTCGCGACGAACGTGCTCGGATCACGGGCGTTCCGGCGCCCCGCCCCGAGCGAGGAGTTCCCGGCGCGCGCGGGGCAATCGCTGATCACGTTCGTTTCCGAGGGCCTCGGCGCGGCCGCCTCCGACGCGACGCTCGCGAGCATCACGGTCACGACGCCGAGCTTGCCCGCCGATCCCATCGACGGACCGAACCGCGTGACGCTCGGCAAGTTCGCAGTGTACGATCTACCGACTTGAAAGGATCCCACCATGGCCGGCCCCGGCGGACAATATTCCAAGACCGACATCACACAACCCGGCACCGGCATTAGGCCCCCGCCGATGCCGCGCAAGACGTTCCCGACGCGGTATGTCGTGACGTCGCTGCTATTTACGCTCGTCGCCGTGCTAGCGAGCCTTGGAATCGACGCGTGCGCTTTGACGAGCGCGGTCGGCATCGAGCTCGCGCCGTGTCGCCCGACGACGTCGGCCCCGCCGGCGAGCGACGCCCCGTCGCCGCTGCAGGAGAGCGACGCGGTGGCCAAGTGAGCGGATCGCCACTGCGCCCCGACCGAGCCAGTTTCGGGCCGACCGTCGTCAATACGACGCCAGTGCGCGACCGCACGCGGCAGATCGGCGCGGACATCGCCAATCTCATCATGTGGCAGCTCGCCGGAATGGGCCTCACCGGACCGAGGAGCGTGCTGCATTTTACCGCGCAGGTCGGCCCGCTCTTGCTCGGGCGCGCCGAAAGTTGGAACCCCGAGCGCCTGTCGGTGGGCGCGCACGCCGACCCGACGATCACGCGCACCGCGGCGGGCAACTATCTCGTGAGCTACCCGACGCCGGTGCCCGACGAGAACGGCGACGAGCAGGTCATCTCGTTTTCGTGGGCGCACGCGTTCGTCGTCAATTCGAACCCGCTCGTGCTCAAACACGCGCAGGCGGCCGTCGAGGCGAGCACGAACCAACTGCGGGTCGGTGTGTTCTCGTCCGCCGCGGCGCTCGAGGACGGCAACCAGGTCGTTTTGCTCGGCTGGTGATCGATGGGCGGGCTCGGCTGGCATAACCCGTTTCCGATGCAACTCGGAGGCGGACCCACGCCGACCGAGCTCGTGTATGCCGCGATGCGCGGGGCGGTCGGCGTCGGCGGATCGGCTGCCGACGACGAGAGCATCGACGGCATGTGGCGACAGGCCCGGGCAAGCGCGCTCGCTGCTGCCGCCTGCACGGGCGAGAGGGCCGCCATGCAGGCGTTCCCCGGCTACGCCACCGACCTGCTCGAATTTTACGAGGTGCTGCTCGGAGCCACGCCCGAGCCCGACGCGAGCATCGTAGAACGGCAAGCCATCGTGCTCGACCTGTTCACGCGCAAGGTGCGGGCCGCCGTGCCCGACATCGACGCCGACCTGAAAGCCATCGATTCGCGGTTAGGCGTCGTGATCGTCGACCCTGCCGAGGGCACCGAGACGCTGCCGGGGCGAGGCTTTCAGGACCTCGCCGCGGCGCTGCCGTTCAACGGCGGCCGCAAAAGCAGCGTGTTCCACAATTATTCGACGTCGTTCGTCGTGTTCGTCCTGTTCGATATCGGCGCCGGCGTCGCCCCGGGCGCTGCCGAGCAAAAGCTGATAGAACGTGCGAAGGCACACCTCAACGAGGTTTTACCAGGGCACGTGATGTTCCAGATGTTTACCTCGCTCGGGTTCATCCTCGATGAATCCCTGCTCGATTTGACGGGGCTCCGACCATGACGCTCGCCGAGGCCAAGGTCGGCGGGTGGAGCCTGAACGAGGTGCTCACCAGCGCTCAAATGAACACGCTACAAGCCGAGATGCTCAAAGCGATCGACGGCGTCGGCGGCGGCACTTACGTGCTCACCGACCCGCTCATTTTCGACGGCGCCGGCGACGACGTGCAGTTCGAGCAGCGCGTGCGCTTTCTCTCGGGTGGCGAGCTGCAGCTCGACCCGGGCTCGTCGTTCGAGCAATTCTCGGGCAGCGACGCTTTGTTCGACGGCAGCGTCGAGTTTTCCGGCAGCGTGCTGTTCAATTCCTTTGGCGTGACGCTCGGCATCGGCTCGACGTTCATCGTCGAGGGCGGGGCCAGCATCGAGCACGGGGGCCTCATGCGCGTCGACGGGGGCGAGATCGAGCTGCTCGACATCGCGTCGATCACCGTCGACGACCAGACGATCCCCGCCTATCGGGTCATCATTGCGCCAGCCGAGATCGAAGAGTTCAACGACGAGCACACGTGGTCGCTCACCGCCGGCAGCAGCGACGGCTTTTTCTTGCAGACCAGCGTCTCCCCGCCGAGCGGCGCGCAGCTGTGGATCCCGCTGCGCGTCGAGCCCGGCGACGAGCTCAACACGGTCACAATGACCATCAACGGCAACGCCGGCGGGGGCGGCGGTCACGCTGGCCTGCCTAGCACGATGCCGACGATCGCCATCGTGGCCAACGGCACCGAGCTCGACATTGCGACCGACGCCTCGGCAACGTTGGGCGCCTACGAAAACGCGCACTCGGTGACCGTCACGCACAACGACACGGTCCTCGACGCGACGTATTACCTGCGGATCAACGGCGAGGCCGGCGCCAACGCCCTGGCCAATCACCTGAAGCTGTTAAACATTGCGGCCAGCGTCACGCGGCGCCGGCTCGTTTCGACGGAGCAACTCTAAATGGCCGACAAGATCCGGAACGGGCAACAGCGCCCGATGCAAATCAGGCGCATCGGCAAGACGCACGCGATCGTCGCCGTGCCCGTCGTGGCACAGGTCGTCGACTTTGCCCGCGTCGAGCGCATGATGCGCCAGAAGGCGCTCGAGCTCGCCCGGCACGAGACCGAGGCCACGGCGCTGCGGCTCGCGATTGCCGACCTGAAAGCACAACTCGACGCGTTCGTCGCGCTGCCCGTCGAGCGCGACGACGACGATCCGGTCGTGCCCCAAACCGAGGCGCCCACGCCGGCGCCCACGCCGGCGCCCACGCCGGCGCCCACGCCGACGCCGCCCCCGACGCCGCCCCCGTCGCCCCGAGCAGCTCGCGACGACCGCGACCCCGACGGCACCGATCGGGACGACGACGACATTCGCCTCGAGGGCTGATGGCCGCGTTTCGCTCGGCGTTCACCGCAGGCGTCACGGTCGAGGCGTGGGAGGATCCCGCCCTCGGCGACGTGCCCTCGCGGATCAACCCGAACCCCGAGCACGGCCACAAGCGGCACGTCGGCAGCGTCGGCGTGCAAATCACGCTCACCGCGACCGTGGGCGGCGTTGTCGCGCCCCTCGACGCGGCGCTCGGCGGTAAGCTGTTCAAGGTGTTTTTCGCCGAGCTGCCCGCAGGACCGCCCCCCGCGCTCTCGAACCCCGTCGGCCAATCGTCGGTACAGCGGTTCACGCCGACCGTGCCCGGGCACTACTCCCTACGGCTTGCGCTCGACCCGCTCGGCGGATCCATCTTTCATCACGTGGACGTCGAGGCATGAGCGCGGCCGACGAAATCAGCCCGATCGAATACGGGCAGGACCTCATCGTGCTCGCGGTGAGCCGCGAGACGCCCGTGCCCCGCGCGTTCGAGGCCGTGCTGATCGACGTCGATTATTCGCTCGCCCTGCCCGCCGGCGTCGTGCTGCCGCTCGAATTCACGGTCACGAGCGAGAGCGGCGCGGCGACGTTCCAGCGCCGAGTCTTTCGCCGCCTACGGCCGAGCACGCTCGCGTTCGTGCCCCGGGAGGGCGGCAGCCATCTCGTGCGGCTTGCCGAGCAGCATCATAACCGGTGGTTCGGAGCCATCACGATCGACGTCGAGGGCTCGCCCCTGAAAGCAGGCAATTAATGGCAAACGCGCTGTTCACAATCAACGACGACGCCGACGACGACGGTTACGACGCGACGCCATCCGAGGTGCTCGCGCTGCGGCTCAAGACGTTGCCGCCGGCCGGCGTCACGAGCGTGCGGTTCCAGATTTGGGACCCCGACGACTTCGACGAGACGCTCGACCCGATCCGCAACCCGCCGCGGCAGAGCAAGGGCGCGCCGCTCCTCGAGCTCGACAATGGCGTCGCCACGGGCACGAGCCTCTCGCCGGTCGCCATCGACGGCGAGGTCGAGCTCACGCTCGAGGCGAACGTGTTCGTCGCCTACATCATTCGGTGCGTCGTGAACAACGGCATGACGACGCTCGCCGATGGCCGCGTCGTCGTCGACCGGTCGCTGATTCACGAGCGCATGGTCGTCGTGCGCGAAAACGGCGTGCGCCCGATTGTGGCGACCGAAACCACGCAATACGAGCCCGACGGCTGGGCAGGCGCCTACAACGAGGGCGGGGGCCCGGCTGGCGACGACGGCGGGTTTGGCGGCGCGATGTCGATCCCATACGTGTTCAGCACGACGACGACCGACACCGACCCGGGCGCGACGTTCATTCGGCTCGGCAATGCAACGCAAAACCTGTCGACCGTGATGCGCGCCGATCTGCTCGACGCGAACAACGTCGACGTGACGGCGCTGCTCGCGACGTTCGACGACTCCGCTGCCGGCGTCAAAGGCATCGCTCGGCTCGTGCATCGCGACGACGACAGTAAGCACCTGCTGTTTTACGTCACCGCGCTGTCGAGCCCGGCGGGATATCGCAACATCACGATCGTGCCGATCGGCAGTTCGAGCGCGAGCCCGTTCGTCAACGGCGATCCGGTGGTTCTGTGCTTTGACCCGATGGGCGGCCCCGCCACGATCGGCAAATTCGACCCGACCGCAGCCGGCGCGATATTCACGTGCAATTTCGATTCGACGCTCATCGACGAGACGAATGCGAACAACCTCGTCGTCGACGCGGGCACCGTCGACTTTTGCGAGGGCTGGCCCGGGCGGACGTTCGTGTATGTCGAGACGACCGGGCGCCTGCGCGTGGCAGCAACGCCGGCGCCTGCGGTGCTGCGGCAAGCGGGCGAGCTCACGATCCATTCGCTCGTTCTGCCCGACGAGGACCCGACCGCCGAGCGCGTGCTCGTCATGTGCGGCGCCGGCGGCGTCGACACCGACACGGCGAACAACACGCTCTATCAGCAGTCGATCCAAAACGTCGCCGCGCCGCTCTTGCAGCTGCGTGCGTTTCACGAGGAGGCCGCGGGCGCGAACGTCAGTTACAACGTGTCGGTGCGCGATCAACGGGCGCGCGTGCCGGTGCTGTGGACTCAGGTTCGGCGGATCTCGGCGGGGCAGGCGTTCTACCAAAACTATGTCAACGGCCGCCCTGCAGGCGCCGAGTCGGGGGGGCTCGTGCCGCCCACGGGCGGCGGAAACGCGGTGTTCGTCGTCGCCGCGGCTGGCTCGGGATCGACCGCCGGGCAGCGCCGAATCATCGGCGGGCAGCAACTCATCGCCGCGGCTCAAACGGCCGCGCAAGTGCTGGCGGTGCACAACCGAGTGATGGGGCCCGCTTTCGGTTTTTTAGTCTAGGCCCGTTCCAGCAATCGCTGGACGGGCTGCACAGCCACAACGACCAAGAGCAACCAGGCCCGCTCGTCGACGCGCTCGCTCTCGGGTTCGCGTCGATCGAGGTCGACGTGCACCTGACCGGCGGCGAAATCCGCGCGACGCACAGCTTGCCCGGCACCGCCGGCGTCACGCTCACGTCGCTTTACCTCGCGCCGCTCGCCGCGATGGATCCCGACGAGCATCCCGCGATGCTTTGCATTGACCTGAAAACGTCGCCGAGCGACGCCCTGTTCACGGCGTGCGTGGCAGCCATCGCGGCCCACGCCACGTTCAACGACGGGCACGTGCAGTTCGTGTTCACGGGCAATCGCCCCGTCGCGCCGACGGCGCACCCCGCGCACGTCGTGTTTGGCAGCGGCGGCGGGCCCGTGGCGGCGGCGCTCGTCGACGCCGAGGTCGCCGTCGTCGAGGTCGATTACACGTCGTTTTCGACCTGGAATGGCGTGGCTCCGATCCCCGACGCCACCAAGCGCACGCTCGTGCAGCTCGCCGACATGGCGCACCGCGCGGGCAAAATGCTGCGCGTCTATTTTGGCCCGGCGACGGTCACGGCGTGGAACGAGTTCCGCGACGCCGGCGTCGACTTGATCCAGCCCGGCGGGCAACACCCACCGGGTTTCGATAACATCGACCTGCTCGCGCTTTGGTTCGCCGGGGGGTGGATATTCGACGGCGAGAACGACGGCGTTTCGATCGGCGACGTGTACGACTTCGAGCGCACCGACTCGTTCTCGCTCTCGGGACGGTTCAACTCGTCGTCGGCAACCACCCAAAACCTCATCGGCAAGACGAGCACGGATACGACGGCGCGCGGCTACATCGTCCAGCTTCGCAGCGACGGCGCGGTAGGCTTTCAGCTGAACAACGACGTCGCCAGCGGCGTCAATTCGCTCGCTGTGCGAACCACGTCGACCGCGTTCGCCGACGGCCGCGAACACCATTTTCTCATCACCTACAACGGCACGAGCGCGCCCGGCGGGGTGGTGATCTACATCGACGGCCAGGCCGAGGCCTTGACGACGATCAACAATTCGCTGTCCGCCACGACCGTGCAGAACGATCCGCTCGTGCTCGGAAACCGGCAGGATGGCGCGCGCGCGCTCGCCGGCAGCCTGCGCGAGGTCGCGGTGTGGACGGGTGTCCTCTCGGCGCTCGACGCGGCAGAGATTCACGACGCGACAGATCTGGACAGCGTTGCCGCCGGCCCTAGCCTGCTGAGCTGGTGGCGCTTTGACGACGACGACCAGGCCATCGCGAGCGGCGTCGTCGACCAGGGTGGCGGCGGCTTTCACGGCACGCCGTTCGGCGGGCTCGAACCGACGCCGCCCCGCGTCTGAAAAACCCTCAAGTTCCCCGGGCACAATCCGTTCATGTTCGACATGAACGGATTGCTGATTGCCCTCGTCGTGCTGCTCACTGCGGTTAACGCGTCCGCTGCCCCAAAGGGGCACAGCCACAACGACTACGGGCGCGCGGCGCCGCTCGCCGAGGCCATCGCCGCCGGCGTCGCCTCGATCGAGGTCGACCTCGTGTATTCCGCCGGCAGGCTGCTCGTGTGCCACACGGCCCGAGAATGCTCGCCCGAGCGGACGCTAGAAACACTCTACCTAGCGCCGCTCGCTGCGCTCGGCGCCGACCGCCCCGCTCGCCTCACGCTGCAGATCGAAACCAAGGTGACGCACCCGAGCCTCGCCGGCGTCGCGATCCCGGGCGTCTTTCACGGCGTGCTCGCGGCGTTCGCGGCGCGCCCCGAGCTCGCCTCGTGGGTCGATGTCGTATTCATCGGGCAGCAATACTACCCGCCGCCCGCGCCCACGCCGGCGGGGTTCTCGTTTCGCGCCGACCCCGACACGGGTCTCGTGTCCGTTGAATGGCCGTTTGCGTGGGAGGGGCATGGCGATATGCCCGCCGCCGATAGGAGCGCACTCGAGCGTCTCGTCGACGACGCGCACTCGAGGGGCGCCCGGCTGCAGCTCTCGACGCACCCGATCGAGCTGTCGGGCGACGTCGTCGCCGTGTGGGATGCTCTCGCCGACGCTGGCGTCGACACCATCAGCACCGACGATCCGTTGCTGTTCGCCGCTTGGCGCGCCCAAACGTTCTGAGCTCTGCTATCGTCTCACTTGCCCGGTCGCCGATCGGGGTCGAGGTGCACTGTCGTCGGTCAGAGGCATCTCGTTCGGAGTGGCGTCGAGCGTGCCTGCTTGCCGTTTCACTCACTGCAAGGCGACCGGGCAATGTAACGCCCATGTCTGGATCCCTTTACGTCGGAGCTGCCGCCCCCGTCTCGACGACGTTCGACGTCACGAGCTCGGGCGCGCCGTTTGACCTGTCGGCGATCACGAGCGCGCGGCTGCTCGTGCGGTTCGCAAACGGCGTCACGGCCACCTGGGCGGCCACCGTGGGGCCTGTTCCCCCCGACGTGGCCGAGACGGCGACGCGTGCGCGTCTCACTCGCGTGCACGCCGCGGGCGACATCCCGGTGGGCGCCGAGGGCACGGCCCGCATTCGTGCCGACATCACGCTCGACGGCGTCGCCGAGCCGGTGCGCACGCGGTGGCGAGCGGTGGAAGTGATGCGCGAGGGGGTGTGATGGATCCCGTCACGGCCGAGCTCGTCGAGGGCGCGTCGCTGTCGGGCCCGCTCGTTGAATCGGTGCAACTCACGGCCGAGCTCGTCGAGGGCGCTCACCTCACGGCCGAGGTGATAGCCGACTGAACGCGCGAGGGGTACACTCGGGGCATGATCCATTGGCTCGCCCTGCTCGTGCTCGCTCTGCTCGGTGTGTTCGCTGCTTGCTCGGCAGCCATCCCGGACGTGCAGCAACACATCGTGCTCGTGTGCGAGGGCACGTCGCAATCGGTTGCCGACGACATCGGGCCCGAGATGCGCAAGTTGCTCGTCGCCGCGTGCGTCGAGTCGGTCGAGCGAGCTCTCGCCGACGTCGTCGCGGGCGTGCCGCCCGGGCCCGCGTCGCCACTGCAGCTCGGCGACGCGGGGCCGCCATGAGTGATCGCATCGAGGTGCAGTGGTGCACGACGTGCGGCGCGCGATTCACTGCTGAGGAAATCGCCGATGCGAGCGGCTGCCCCAAGTGCGACACGAAAGGCGTGCCGTGCGGAGCCGATCGCGACCTGGTCGTCGAAATCAACTGGCACGAGCTCAGGGTGCTCGGCATTTGGGCGAGCAATTGGGCGCACCGGGCCGACGTCGACAAAAGCGGAGAGGACGCTCTGCGCGGCATTCTCTCGCGGCTCGAGCGAGCGTTTCCCCATCTACCCCCGCTCACGCTCGGGGGTGAAGTGCGGCAAATTCGCCAAAGCGTTGTCCTCGCCGAGGTGTCGACGAACATTCCCGGCGAGGGCGTCGTCGTCGTGCACGGCCCGGGCGCCGTTGGCCACGGTCGCCGACGTGAGGTGACGCCATGACGGCCGCGTTCAAGCTGCGCCTGCCTCACCTCGTCGTGCCGGCGACGAACTGGCAAAAGAACGTCGGGCCCGTCAAGAAACGGCACCTCGTGATCCACGTCATGCAGGCGCCCGAGAAAGACGGGACGGCGATGGCGGTCGCGAACTATTTCGCGCGACAGAAGACAACCGACAAGGTCAGAACGAGCGCGCACTATTGCGTCGACTCGCGCACGATCGTTCAGTGCGTCGCGCCCGAGCGCATCGCGTGGCACGCGCCGGGGTGCAACTCGACCGGCATCGGCCTCGAGCTTTCCGGCTACGTGAGCCAAACCAAAACGCAATGGCTCGACGAGTTCGGTAAGAAAATGCTCGCGCTCGCAGCGCCACTCGCCGCCGAGCTCTGCCAGCACTTTCAGATCCCGGTCGAGTTCGTCGACGAGGAAGGCTTGATCGCGGGGCACGCCGGCATCACGACGCACGCCAAGGTTTCGCTCGCGTTCAAAAAGTCGACCCACACGGATCCGGGCCCGGGGTTTCCGATGACCGAGTTCCTCGACATGATCCGGGTGCACACCGATGCCGGGCGGGCGTGAAGTTCCGGGCCGTGGCGCTCGTCGCCGTCACTTGCGCCTCGTGGGCGGCGGTGGCGATTGCGCAGGCGGCAGCGGCCTCGGCGGCGCCGACGTTAGCGTCGTCCAGCGGCGACCCGATCAATGCGCTATGGTCCCTACTCGGGTCGAGCCCGACGGCGTTCGTGCTGTGGCAGTGGGCGAAGGGCGAACAGAAGGATCGGCGCGATGCAGTCTCGAAAATGGTGCACCTGTTCGAGGCGGACGTGGAGCACAAGGTGACGGTGCGAGAGCGTCTGAAAGGCCAGGACGACGCCCTGGCCAAGACGCTGGAAGTCTTGCAACGGATCGAGCGCTCGCTCGGCTCTCGATTCCCCGGGAGACCGGGCGCGTGATTCTCCGGCTGCTCGCGCAGCTGTTCAATCGGGCGCCAAAATCCTCGCCCCTGCCGGCGAGCGAGGCCGAGCGCCGCATGAACAATGCGCTGCGCCGAACGCAAAACGAGACCCGAGCTCTCGCGCACGACGGCGTCGAGCTCGCGCAACGGATCCGGCGCAATAGCGCGGCCGGGCACAACGTGTTCAGGGGAAAGCCGACGACATGACCGAACCGATCCCGCTCAGCGAGCGGCCGCCGCTCACGCCGCTACAGCGCGAGATCGTCGCGAGCGCCGTCGACGGGCTCGCCCCCGTCGTGCAGGCCGCCCTCGTGCAGGCCCTCGCCCCCGTCGTCACGACGTGGGACGCGCGCAGCAGCGACATGCTCGACGTGCTCGCCGAGGCGGGCGACACCCGGCGGCAGGTGCGCGTCGCGGCCAACACCATCAAGCTCGCGGGCTGGCTCGGGGTGCTCGCCCTCGTCGGCGGCATCCTCGGCGTGTACGGCGTGCTCGAGCGCGAGCGGGACGAGCGGCGCAAGTTCCGCGAGGTCGAGCAGCTGCGCCGCGAGGATGCCGCCGAGCTCGTCGTCGTGCGGCTGCGGGCCGAGGCTCGGCGCATCGAGGCGACCTGCGCCAAGGCCGCCCAGTGAGCACCCTTGCCCCGTGGCTGCTCTCGCTGGCCCTCACCTGGCCGTCGCCCCCCTCCCACGTCGAGCCCGCCGAGGAACGGCGCGAACGGCTCGCCGTGGCCGCCGGGGCGCTCGCGTGGGCGGTCGACCGCGCCGTGATGACGGGGGCGCTGCCGGGCAGGGAACGGCGATTGTGGGCCGCCCTGGCCTTGGCAACCGTGCGCCGCGAGTCGGGCAACCTGGATCGGGGGGTGCACTCGGGCCGTCGACTCGGCGACCGGGGCCGCTCGATCTGCTTTGGCCAAATCAACCGGGGTAACGTCCCGGCCTACGGCGGCGCCGACAGCTCGTGGCGGTCGCTCGCCGGCGTGGGCGACGACGCCTCGCGGCGGTGCGCGTGGGCGGTCGTGTCGACGCTGGCCCGGGCTCGCGACTACTGCCTGCGCAAGGCGGCCGCCTCCGAGCTGCACGGCGCCGTTCTGAGCGTGTACCTGCGGGGCCACGGCTGCCGGGTGAACCGCGAGGGACGCGTGCGGCTCGCCCTCGCCCGGCAGTCCCTCGCGACGCTCGCCTCCATGGGCGACTAGGCGATCGGTACTGAATCGACGACGTCGCCCGGCGCCGGCAGCGACCCGTTCGCCGCCCGCCAGCAACGCGTTACCATCTCGGAGCCCGGGAACTTGTCGACGAGCTCGTCGCCGGCGGCCATGCCGAGCAGTTCGAACAACCAGGTGCAGAACTTTCGAGGCTTGCGGCCAGGAAGCGAGCTGCCGCCCTTGCGTGCGTTCGGCGTCAGGATCCAGTCGCGCCGCCCGGGCTGGCACCGTCGAGCCGGCTTGTATAAGACGGGCTCCCACGCGTTATGCGTGCCTCGCGTTTTGCCCGACACGCCGTGAGGCTTCACCCACGAGGCCGTGCGCACGTCCTCGATGCCGAGCTCGTTGACGAGCCCGAACACTTGACGACGCTGCCGCGAAAGGGCTCGTCGACCGCGCCCTCGTCGAGGAGCTCGCCAAGAGCATCGGCCCCATGAGCATCGACGTCGTGTACCCCGACCGCGACGGCAAGACGTATGCCGAGCAGGTCGCCCTCGACGCGCTGCACGGTTGGCTACACGACCCCCTCGGAGATGGCGAACTCATCGAGGCCGCCGCCGAGTTCCACGCCGAGCTCGCCGACCGCGACGGCGGCGCCGAGTGCAAGGCGCTCGACTCGTGCGTCGAGCCAGGCGCCGCGGTGCGCCGGGCCTCGGTCGCCCTCGTCAAACCGGCCGAGCTCAAAGCTGCGTTCGCCGCCGTTTACGATGCCGCTCGATGCGCCATCGTCGTCGAGACCTTGCGCCCCGTGCTCGACCGCTACGTCGCCCTTTACGAGGTGTGCCGACGATGACCCTACGCGAGATTCCTTGCTCGAGCTGCAGCGGCGTGGCGCTCAGTGTCGGCGAGCACCGTAGCGCCGAGCACGTCGTCGAGAACACGGGCCCGACGTTCTGCCTCGAATGCGAGGCGCCCGGCCGCGTCGACGTGGTCGACCGTGACGGCGTGCCTGACCTCGTGTTCAGGGTCTCGGATGACCCACACGATTTGGCTCAAGCTTTGCCCGGTCGGGCCGTTCTGGTGGGGTATGAGCGCGACGATGATTCTGCCGACCCGACCGAGCACCCCCGTCGCCTTGCCGTCGTTCGAGCTGATGCTCGGCCTCTGGGATGACTCGGCGCTGCTCACCTACACGAGCAAGCAGACCGACGCGCAGCGGGCCCGCGTGAACGCGAGCGTCGCCCGCGACGTCGGGTTCGAGGCCGTCGACGGCAACACGATGGCCGACGACCTGTCGTGAATTTGCCCCCGGGCGGCGTTTCGCGGGAAACGGTCGCCCCATGGATCCGACAGTCCACGGCTGCCCCCGCTGCACCCCGAGCCGCAAGTGCGTCGCCCGCCGCCTGCGCAAGTGCCGTGGCACGACCGTCGAGGGCGCCGCCTGCCGGGTGTGCGGCATTGCCGACTCGCGCGTGCTGCGCCGGCATCGTTTTCCGGATCTACCGGATCCGGCAATCCTGTGTGCGAATCACGCCGCCATCGCTGGCCGCAAGCCTCTCGCGTGGGTCGCTTTCTTGCTCGAGGTCGGTGCCGTGGCTCGGGAAAACCACCGTTTGGCCGATGGCGTCGCCATCGTGTGCGCGCTTCCTTCCTTCAATGGGGCCCGAGCCCGGCGACCAGCGCCATAACCCGATCCGCTTCTCACGCGCCAGCTGAACGCGCGTGCCGTTTTGACCGCTGTCATTTTGTGCTCAAGAGCGGCCCAGTGGGGCGCCTCTCCGACGAACACCTGCCGATCCGACGTAAGCTCGGCCGTCTGGACCTGGCAATAAACCGCTGAACCGAAACGCGACGCCTTCACGGGGCCCGGCGAGCAATCGTCGGGCCCCATCGTTTTGTTCTCAAGGGTTTGCTACCGCCTTCCGTTCATAGGGGGCATGAACACCAACCAACCCGCCAAACCCGCCCTCACCATTGAAGCTCTCGAGGCCCTCGCGGCCCAGATCGAAAACGACACCGAGTCAGAGCACGCCCGCCTCTTGCGCCTTTGCCGCGCCATGGTGCGCATCCTCGCTGCGCGTCAGCCCGCCGCGTTCAACCACGTCGGTCACCGACGAAGCGGGCCACTGGGATAATTCCTTCCCGCCCAAGCCCGAGTATCACTTCGCCGGCGGCATTCGCGCGCTCGAGATTTTCGAGAATCGCACCGACGACGTGCCGACGAGCGGCGGGTTCTATCACTCGTGGCGCCGCGAGACGATCTGCCGCGGGTGCTACCTCGCTCGCGACGGGTTTTTCTACGGAGCGGATGAGACCGGCACTGGCGCGGTCGGTCAGTACGCCGCGCACCCCGGCGACCACAACCTCGACATCACGATCGAATGGATCCGGATCGAGCCCGACCTCGAGGACCTGCAAGAGGCAGTGAGCAAGCTGCGCGCCGAGCTGGCGAAGTTCCTCGGCGAGGTGGCAGCGTGATCGAGGGCCGCTGGTACATAACGGAACGTGCGGCCCGCGAATACTGCTCGTTTCGCAAATGGCCGGCCACCGAGGCGAACGTCGAACGCGCGACGGCCGAGCTGATCGAGCTGTCGCGCGTCGCCCGGTTTTCGCGCTTGCAGGACAATGGCCTCGAACTCTGGCGGGTGCGCAGCAATGCCACGCGCCAGGGTCATCGCTTCCTCGTCGGAGAGCCGCCGCGTGAACTGCGCGGAGGCCAAGGCGATCACAAGCTGGCGCTGATCAGCGTGCGGGCCGAGCACGGCGAGCCGCCTCGCCGACGCTGACACCTCCGACCCACACCCCGAGCCCCGGGTAGAAATCTCGGGCCTCGTCGATTTCGTTCAAGGCGCGGGGCCCGGCTCCGTTCATAGGGGCATGAACGCAACCCAGTCCCGCAAAACCCTCTCGTTCGACGCCCGCCAAATCCTCGCGATCGCCAGCAATTCGCGGTGCGACGCCGACGCCAAGAATCGCCCGGACGGCGGCGCGTCGTTCACCTCGCCCGCTCACCGCCGTCGGATCGCTGAGATGGTGTCGACCGGCCTGCTCGAGATCGTGTCGGTCGGCAAATGGGCTGGCCTGAAAGAGTACAACGCGCGTCTGACGCCCTCGGGCGTCGTCGAGCTCGACAGCTGGATCCATGCTGAGCAGACCGCGTGCCACCACTGCGGTCGCGTTCACTACTGAGCCGAAACGCGACGCCTCTCGGGCCCGGGTGGAAACGCCCCGGCCTCGTCGCTTTTGTGCTCAAGGGTTCGGTCCCGGCTCCGTTCATAGGGGGCATGGCAACCGACACCGCTAAACTCATCAGGTCCGCACTCAAAACCCTCGGCTACGGCCCGCGCGACATCAGCATTCGCGCCCGCACGACGGGCTCGGTCGACGTCACGATCAAGCGCGCCGACGTGGCGCTCGACGTGATCGAGCCCGTCGTGCACCAGTTCGAGCACGTGCGCCGATGTGAGTCGAGCGGGGAAATCCTCACTGGTGGCAACACGTTCGTCACGATCGATTATTCCGATTCGGCTCTCATCGACGCGACTCGCCTCGTCGCGGCGCACCGCTCGCAGGGCCGCACGGTGTTCGGTGCGCTGCACATTGGCGCTGATGCCGCCGACGCCGACACGGTGCACGTGTGGGAGGACCATAGCCACGTCGGCCAGTACGGCGAGCCCTACGTTTCCGCGCGGCTCGCCCGCCTGCTCGCCCGCCGCGGCGAGCTCGGCTGCCTCGAGCAGCTCGATTGGCTGTCCCCCGTCGACGACGCCGCGCTCGACGCCAAGCTCGAGGCGCAGGCCGTCGACCCGAACTTTTCGATCTGTTGATTTCGTTGATTTCGTTCAAGGGCGGGGGCCGGGGCGTCGTTCAACGGGGCATGACCACGACCCACCCCGCCAAACCCGTCCTCGTGCCCGCACGCCTCGAACCGACGGGCGCCGTCGGCTGGACCGTGTACGAGTTCGAGAGCGTTGCCGACGCCCACGCGTGGGCCGCTCGCAACCAAGACGCCGCCATGCCCTGTTGGCGCCGAACCGATTGCTGGGGAGGTCGCGCCCTCGGTCGCTAAACCGTTTTAGGGCGCTCCGCTCCTATGTGGAGCGCCCCGCAAAATCCGTCGCGGCCCTGAACGATTTCGTTCAAGGGCAATGGCAGAGCTCCGTTCATAGGGGCATGAACACGACGACAATCGCCCGCCTCGCTCTCGCCGCCGCCCTGCTCTGCGGCGGTATCGTTCGCCTCGCGACCGTCGAGGCCCCCGCGCAAAAGGCCCTGCCCGCTGCCGCGACCGGCAGCGTGTGCAAGCTCGGCGCCTCGTGCTGATTTCGTTCAAGGGTGCCGCCGCGGCGCCGTTCATCCCTCATTGAGAGCAGCGAAACGCGCAAGCGGCCCGCCTCGGCGGATAAAGCGACGACCTCTCGGGTGGCGACCCTAAACCGCTGAACCCGACCGGGGGCGATGATGCCCGGACAGGCGTGGAGGCGGCCAGCAAACAGCCCTAGCACCCCCGGCGAAACGGGGACGCCAAGCGCCTCGGGGAAACCCGGGGCGCCGCCGTTTTGTGCGTAGGCCTGACGATTTTCGTTCAAGGCCCGGCGCGAGCCGTCGTTCACTTGGGGCATGAGCACGACGAACCAACCCGCCAAACCCGCCACCATTCACCCGTGGGAACGAGCCGGCCTCGGCCTCGCCCCGTTCCGCTGGCTCGGCTGCCGCGAGCTGCGCGGCCCGATCCGCATGGCCCAGCCCGACGGCACCGTGCTCGAGGTCGGCGCCCCCGGGCAGCCGATGGGCTCGTGCGCCTACTGCCTACAGGGGATCGCCGAGTGCCACTCGATCAAGTCGGCCGACGGCAAGGTGTTTATCGTCGGCTGCGATTGCGTCAAGCGGGTGTGCGGCGAGGGCGACGCGGTGCTGACCCGCGCCGAGACGGCCTCGCGCCGGCTCAGAAACGGCAAGGCACGCGCCCGCGCCGCCGCCAAGGCATCGGACGTGCAGGGCGAACTCGACGCGCTGCTCGCCGACGAGACGGCCCGCGCGCAGCTCGCCGCCCTGCCTGGCCCCAAGTTCAGCACCCTGCTCGAGCACGCCGAGTGGATGAACCAGCGCGCCGGCGCCGCCGGCCGCCGCAAGGCGCTCGCCACCATCAAGGCCGCTCTCGGAGGGGCCGCCTGATGGCCCGCGACCTGAATGGCCCAGAGCACTGGCTCGCCTGGCTCCGCTCGTGCGCCAAGGCGGGCCGCCTCGACACGACGGTGCCGCTCGGCGCCATCACGGGCACCGACGCCCGGATCCTGCGCGTTATTGCGGGCCTTTGGTCCCTCTGTGGCTACCACGACGACGACCCGCTGCACGTGGCGTCGCTCGCCGCCATTCGCTCACTCTTGCCGAGCATGCAGCCCTCGACGCGTCCGTTCGCGCGCGAGCTGATTGCGCAGGCGCTCGACTGGCACGACCGCGATCGCTTGTGGCCGCTCGTTAGCGGTGAGCGTTCCATTTAGGAACTCCGCGGGCATCCCTCCCTGTGTCGAGGAACGGCTCGACGAGGCCCGAGCTTTAGGTAATTTTTACCGTTCAACGAGTCGTGCGAGAGCGCGTATTGCGCCCCGCAGCTCGCCCTCGACCCGCTCGGCACCCTCGGGCTCTGCGCGCCCCGCCCCGGCGCCTATTGGCATGATTGCCAGTGGGTTAACGGGGTCTGCAGCTGACCCGGCTACGCGCGCGCCGAGCGGGGCGCCGCTGCGCGCCGCCTGGCCTCGGCGAGGTTGTGCTTTCGTAGCGTCGTGACGGCCATCGCGATCGCGTCGGCCTCGTGTGACGAGCACTTTTGCACCCCGAACAGCTGCCGCACCCCGCTCTTGATCGCGCTCTTGTCGGCGCCCCGATTGCCCTTGCCGAGGAGGGCGACCTTGATGCTCTGCGGCGTGGCCCGGTAGCAGGGTACCGGCTCCTCGAGCGAGCAGCGAGCAGCGAACCGGATCATGCCGCACACGTCGTGCACCCAATGGCTGGCAAAGTTCACCTCTGCGGTGCCGTCGCGGCGTCGCGCCGCCTCGACGCCCGACTGATCCTCGTATCCGATGGCGTCCGGGCACCACCGGTTCATCACGCGATCGATGTTCGTTGCGATCACGTCGAGCCGCTCGTCGTACGTGTGCGCCGTGTTGCCGTCGCCGATGACGGCGTGATCGAGCACGCGCGACCGCGCAGGGCTCAACTCGATCACGCCGTAGGCCAGGTAAACGACGCCCGGATCCCACCCGCACACGATCACGAGGGCGCCTCGAACTGCTGCCGTTCCGAGATGGCTGGCTCGCTCACCTCGACGAGCTCGGCGGCGAACTCCTCGCAGGACACCCCGTCGTCCTCGACGCGCACCGCCGCGACGAACACCGTCACTTTGACGGCGCGATCGGTGATGCCCTCCCATTCGCGGCAGGCGACGCCGTTGAGCGTCACGAACCGCGGCGTGCTTTTGAGGGCACCCTCGACTCGTTGCGCAGGTCCCCACCGAGTTCCCACGGGTCGGGCTCGACGGCGACGACCGTGCCGTCGGGCAGCGTGATCGCGGGTTCGCCTGGCTCGGGGTAGCGTGCCGCCGGCGGCGAGCTCGGGTATTCCTCGACGCGGGGCATGAGCACCGGCACCGAGGGGATCGCCGATCTGGCGGTCTGCGGCCGCTCGTCGCTCACGCCGGCGGGCGGCGGCGGCGATTCGGTGGGCCTGTCGTCCTCGGCTGCAGCGGCGACGAGCTCGCTGGCAATGTCGCCGACCAGGCCGCCACGGCTGCTCGCGTCGGCGTGCACGTCGATGGCCTCTTGCAGCGCTCGCCGCAAGTGCTCTTGCTCGGGGTCGCTGCCGAGCGCGTCGAGCACCCACCGAACGATCGTCGGCGGCGCGTCGCCGATGGTGGCGAGCACGTCGATTTGAAAGTTCGCGTTCGAGCGCGCGTGCTCTCGGTCGCGCCTCTCGGCGATCCGGGCGAGCTTACCGTGCAGCAGCTTTGCCGCATGGTAAGCGTCGCCCTTTACGCGCGCGCTCATTAGGCCGTCGCCTCGCTCGCGTCGTTCGCGGCGACGCCCTCGCGATGGCCGCCGCCGACGGGCGTGAAGTTCATCGCCTGCTGCGCGTCGACGTTCGCCTCGTGCGTGTCGACCTCGTCGGCGAGCTGCGAGATCTGAGTTTCGAGCAGCTTGAGCTCGCCGTTGTATTTCTCGACTGCCGCGTTTTTCTTGCTCATGACGTCCTCGCGTTTTTTGATCGCGCTCGCGAGGTCGTCGCACCGCCCCTTCCACTGCTCGCCGTCGAGCTTGACCCGCACGAGTCCCGTGCCCTCGTCGGTTGTGCCTGCTCGTTTCTCCCTGCCCTTTTTTCGTGCTGCCATGGTGCCTCGTTGTTTGGTTGTGTCCGGCGCCGGTGCGCCAGTGGAGACCTCGCCCTCGAATAGGTCGGCGTGCAATCGGTATCCGCCCCCGGGCAGCGACTCGACGCGCCCGTCGGTGTGCAGGCGCAAGAGCGCCTCGAACACCTCGTCGCTCGTGTAACCGCCGTCGGGCGCGCCGTGCTCCTCGCACAGCTTGGCGAGCTTGAGAGGGCTCGTGATCACGTCGTGCACGAGGCCCCTTGGCGCGAACCCGAGCGCGTCGCGCGTGAGCTGCCGCAGCGTGTACCACACGGTACTGACGACCTCGTCGGGCGTATCGCGTCGCTCGGTCATGGCGTCGGATCCTTACGCGGTGGCGCTGGCTTTGACGGCGGCTTTTCGTGGCAATCGACGAACAGCATCGGCATGCCGGTGTGCTGCGAGGTGCACCGCCGCACGCCCGCCGCCGACAGGTGTTTTGTGAGCTGCGGCTGCGTTAGCCCGCTCGTGACGATGGTAGGCCGACGCCCGTGGTAGCGCGCTTGCAGGACCGGGAACACCGCGCCCTCGAGCGTCTCGATGCCGACGTCGTCGAGCACGAGCAGGCCGCATGAGGTCGAGCGCGCGAGCAGCTCCGGCACGCCGGCGCCGAGGGGGTGCCGGGGGTTTGCCATCGCGATGTCGCTCGCGTCGGTCCAGCACAGATCGGTGGCGACCTCGAAACGCTGCCCGCCCGATTGGACGAACGTCGCGAGCGCCCGTCGCACCAAAATCGACGCGGACACACTCTTGCCGCAGCCGGTCGGGCCGAGGAACACCGCCGAAACGGTCTCGCTCGAATTCACTTTTTGCCGCAGCTTTGGAGCGATCACCGCCATCAGGTCGAGCACGGGCGTCGAGCGGAATAGTTCGGGAACGAGCTTCCAGGCGCCGGCGGCTTTCGCGCGCAACTCGGAGTCGAGCCGCTGCGCCCGCTCGGCCCGTTCGGCCGCGTCGACGGCGGCGCTGTCGACGAACACGGGCTCGGTGGCAAAAAGCGATTCAGCCATTGGCCGCCTCGTCGTCGTCCTCGTCGTCGTCCTCGCCGAGCGATTCCCACCCGGTGCGCCCCGCGTCCGGCTGCAGCTTGGTCGCCCCGCGTGGCCCGGGCCCGGCTCGCCGCGACCCCTTGAACGCCTCGGTCTGCGCCATCGTGCGAGCCTTGATGAGCCACGCCGAAAAGCGTTTTGGCCAATCGCTGTACGGGCGCTCGAACTCGTGCAGCCGAAACCGCTCGGCCTCGGCCTCGACGTCGAGACCGAGCTCGAGCGCGCGAGCGCGGTGCGTTTCGTTCGGTGTGAAATCCTCGGGTGCAAAGTGTGTGCGCGCGCCCGGCGGGCGCGTAACGACGACCTCGCTGTCGCGCTCGCGCGCGGGAGTCTTGGATCTACCTCCACTGGTAGGGGGGGCATTTAGATCTAGATCTAGATCTAGATCTGCGCGTGACATACGTAACGGGTGACGTTTTCCGTCGTCGTCGCGTAACGGGTGACGGTCGTTATGCTCGTCGTCACGTGGGGCGACGCTCGCGACGTCGCCGCGCTTTTGCTTGTCGCGGTAGCGCTTTTGACGTTCCGCCTGTTTTTGTGCTGCCGGCGTGCGCATGTCCCGATATTTGGAGTGATTCAAAACGAACCACCCGCCCGGGATTTCAGTCAGCCGTCGGCCCTCGTGCTCTTTGGTCCGGCTGTATTTGTCCGGCGCCATGAACGTCGCGAGAGCTTCCTCGCACTCCTCGATGCTCACCCCGGCCGTCGACGCGAGCCCGGGAACCGACCCCTCAACTCGCCCGTCGCTATCTGCGAGAATGAGCAGTGTCACCCACACGAGCTTGGTGTGCGCGGGCTGGCCCGCCCATACCGTCGATCGGATTATCGACCCGTAAATCTTGACGAAATGATTCAAGTCGCCCGCCTGCCCTCTCGTGCCGCCCCAGACTGAACTGATGTGTGTGGCATTTCAGAAATGGACGTGTCAACGTACCCCAGCGTAACCATCGCATAACGGTACTACGATCTGGCACGTTGTGCTATGGCTGGTGACGTCGTGGCAGATTGCAACACTGTGGACCCGATAGCGTCACACCGGAGGGACAATGCCGACACCCACTGACTCCCGATTCAGAACAGCCGAGGCCGCGCTGCGCCA